CACCCCCCCGGGTCCTTGGGTGCCACCCCCGGGGGTGTCATCCGTGTCACCCCCAAGCGGGAGGGTGTCAGATTTGTCACCCTGGTGGTTCGACGTAGTTCCTTGGAGGGTGTCAGATTTGGCACCCTCCTTCTTTGTCAGCCGTAGGTGGTATCGGCTGGGCATCTGCTGGCCAACCTCAGACCACCGCTCGGTTACCTCGATTGCGCCGTGGTCTGCCAGGTCACCCAGTGCCCGCTGAACGGTTCGTACGGACATGTCTAACTCCTTGGCTATGCGTGACACCGGCGGCCGGGCGCCGTCAGGCAGCCAGGCGTACGACGCCATGTGGGCGTACACAACCACGCACGTTGGGTTGACCTCGCGCAGCAACCAGTGAGGGACCTTTGACCATCCCTCGCGCTCCTGAGTGACCTCGGGCAGTGTGCCGCTCATGCCTGCACCGCCATGATGCGTCCGCAGCAGTCCTCGCACAGCGGCGGGCAGGCGGGGTCAGACAAGGTCGGCTCGAGGCAGACCAGGCACTGCCGGACGTACGGTGCCGGGTGCGCCATGTACTCAGCCCAGACCGCCCGCAGCAGGTCTGCCGGCGGCATCGTGACGCCCTTGCCTCGGTTGCATTCGGCGCAGGCAGGAACGAGGTTCCACGGGTCACTGGTGCCGCCGTGGGCCACGGGGATGACGTGCTCGATCTGCAGCACCACCACACCGGCGGGTAGTCCACAGTAGCGGCACGAGAAGTTGTAGCGGCACAATGTCGCCCAGCGCAGCGCGTGTGAGACAGGCTGGCGTTCCACTGGACGGTGCGTGGCCGATGTTGGTATAGTTTTCACTGGCACTACTTCCTAGGCTTAGTCGGTCAACTAGTGGTGCTGCGAGGGTCAGGGTCTGGTCAACCCTGGCCCTCAATTTCGTTCAGGGCCGGCTGGTCATCTGGCGGAACCGGTTCTGGCATCGTACCCCTACAACCCTCTGCGTGACCACCCTGCCTGGCTATGTGTCTGCAGCACTCGGTGCAGCGGCCGGGCAGCCCAGCCAGGTAGGCGCGCAGGTCGGGTGTCAGCGCCACTGCGGGCCCGCTATCAACCCCAGCAGCACAGCCACCGCCAGTAGCAGCAGTGACAGGATGCAGGTCAGCATGACCACCTGGCAGCCTTGGCGCAGCCCGGCCGCCGCCGCCTGCACGGCAGCCAACGTCTTGTCCATCACTGCAGCACCAGCGCCAGCAGAACGCACACTGCCAGCACCACTAGCGCTAGACCGGCGACAGCGATACCGGCCAAGCATGCCCGCTGCACCCACACCTCCACCTGCTCCCGGGTCAGCACGGCAGCACCATGGGGTCGGTGCCGTCCGTCCAGCGGACCTGCCCGCCGGCGCTGCCGCTGGTGGACCAATGCCCTGCGCGGGGGTCGTGGCCGGCTGGCAGCATGCACGGCACCCAGGTGTGGCACTGGGGGTGGTAGGTGGCCAACATGGGCACGTCGGCCGCCGGCGAGCCGCATAACGTTACCCCGTCGAGCATGTCCTCGTCCAGCCATGCGGTGCCGGCGTCGTGGTGGTCAGCGACGGACCTGATGTACGCCGGCCAGTCCGTCACACCAGCCGCTGACGCCAGCACCCGCAGGTGCCGGGCCAACAGCGCGCTTGCCTCGTCAGGGCTGGTCATGCGTCACCCTCGAGGCGCTGGGTCGCCTGCTTGGCGTCACCCTTCAGGAACACCAGCATGTGCTGGTGCACGCGGGTCAGTTTGCGGCTGGCCCGGAACGGGCGTTCGGCGCGGACGGCTGCGGTGCCCACCGGGTCCAGCAGCACAGCGTCGTTCCAGAACCGCATACCGGCCGACTCGAACTGGCCGATCGTGTCAGCGACCAGCCCACGGTACGCACCCTTCTTGTCGCGGATGTCGCTGGTGACCCACACCGCGAACCGGTGCTCACGCAACCGCTCCGCAGCCCGATAGATGATGACCTGCTGCATCGCCAGGAACTGCTGGTGGTCCATGGTGGACAGGTCCCGGGGGTCGTCGCTGTACACCTCGAGGTCGCCGTACGGCGGGCAGGTGAGTAGCATGTCGTAGCGCCCGTCAGGGTGCAGCAGGGTGTCCATGGCGGTACTGTCGCCCTCGATCCACACCGGCCAGTGGTTGTTGGTCCCCAGGTGCGCTTGGGTGCGGTTGGCTGCCACCTGCTCGCCGCGCAGGTCTATGCCGGTGTAGTTGCGCTGCAGCACGCTGGCCACAATGCCGCGCACCGAGCCGCCCGCGAACGGGTCCAGCACAGCGTCACCCACCAGGGTGTGCCACCGGTACGCCAGTTCGCACAGCACCGGGTCGAACACCGACACCCCGGCAGCCTTCAGCGGGCTGTAGTTGTTCTCCTCGCCGCGCAGCAGCCGGGCCAGGAAGTCGTCGCGTCCGGGGGCGGTGATGCCCACCGCCGACGCCTTCGCAGGGTCGTAGCCGGGCCGCTGCCCAGGCACCGGGATGCCGGCGTTGAACAGCAGGTCCCCTCCGCGCCCCAACTCGGACTCGATGCCCATGGTCAGCCACCGCCGCTTGCGGGCCTGCCAGTCCCCTGCCCGGCGGTCCAGCACCGACATGGGAGGCACCCCGAACTTGTCTGCCAGGGACACCGCAGCGGGCCGCTCGTAGTCAAACAGTCCCGCGTCCTCGCCCTGCTCTGCCCAGCCCTCTGCTGTGGTCATTCTGCGCCCTTCAGTCGTAGTCCAGTATCGGTCAGTGGCCCCCAGCGCCGGGTCAGTTCGTCCCACCCCACGTAGGTCTTGTAGCCGTTCTTGTAGCCCTTCCAGTGCCCGTCCGTTGTGCGCCCCCAGCGGGGACTGGCTGGGTCGCACGGGTCCCAATCTGGTGTGCTGTAGTCAGTGACGCAGACCACCTCGGGTGGCGGCTCGGGGGCGCCTTGGTCCCAGGTCACACCGTCCCCATCTCGTCTGTGGCGACCTTCGGGTCGCCCTTCACGAACACCAGCGCATGCTGGTGCATACGGATGACCTTGCGGGCGCTGGAGAAGTGACGGCCGGCGCGCACAGCACCAGACCCCACCGGGTCCAGAATCACCAGGTCGTTGTACAACTCGAGCCCGCAGTCCTGCGCGGCATGGATGGTGTCAGCCACCAGCGCCCGGTACGGACTGCCCACCTTTGCCTTGTCCCGCACATCGCTGGTCACCCACACCACGAACCGGTTTGGTCGCAGGTGCTCAACGGCCTCCGCCAGGATGGCCTGCTGCACCACGAGGAACATGTCGTAGTCCATGGTGGACAGGTCCCGCGGGTCGTCCGAGTACACCTCCAGGTCGGCGTACGGGGGGCAGGTCAGGATCAGGTCGGCAGCAAAGTGGGTCAGCGCTGGCAGCACGTGCAGGCTGTCACCAGCCAGCCACCGCGGCTTGGGTAGCCCGTCCGGCACCAGACCGATCTGCTGCCAGTTGGCGTTCACCTGATCGGCGCGCAGGTCCACACCCAGGTAGTCCCGGCCCAGCACCCCGGACACAATGCCACGGACACTGCCGCCGGCGAACGGGTCCAGCACCTGCCAGCCCACCTTGCTGAACCAGCGGACCGCCAACTCGGCCAGCACCGGGTCAAAGATGGACGTGCCTACCGTCTCCACATCCCCGGCCTCGCCGTCCCCGCCGCCCCACTTCGGGTCATAGGAGGCGGTGCCGCCGCCGGCCTTCTGACCCAGCCACGCACCGCCACCGCCGCCGCCCGGGTGCGGGCCACTGCCACGCTTGTGCTTGAACTGGCCGGCGCCGTTGAAGTAGTCATCGGTGAAGCCGGACCTCTTCAGCAGGTTCGTGTCCCGCCCCAACTCGGACTTGATGCCCAGGGACAGCCACGCCCGCTTCCGCTCCTGCCACAGCCCAGCCCGCCGGTCCAACACGCTGAACGGCGGCACCCCGAACCGGTCGGCCAGGGTGACCGCCGGCGCCGCCTCCGACTCGAACAGCGCCTCGGGGGCCAGCGGGTCCACGAAGCCGCTCACGGCTTGACCTCGTACGGCCAGTCCGCGTCGTAGCCCCAGGTGCGCCCGCAGCCGGTGCAGACCTCGCCGTCCCACACGGTCAGCCGGTCGCACTCGTAGCAGTCGTCCACGTCGCCAATGGCGGCCAGCCGGACGCGCAGGCTCTGCGGCAGGAGAGACGTTGCGCGCCGCTCCAGCAGTCTTGCCAGCCAGCGCTTCACCGCTCGTCCTTGGGTGCCACGTAGACCACCACAGCACCCTGGTAGCGGATGAGGTCTGCCTGCGTGAACATGCGCCCGTTGGTGCCGTGGAACATGCCGTCGCGGTGGTGCCGCTGGTAGGCGGTGCCTGTGGGTCCGTTGGACAGCACAATACTGCCGGGCGGCAGGCTCAGGTGGTGCCCTGTCAGGGTGTCACCCACCGCAGCCTCCAGTGTGGCCGGGGTCTGTTGCTGCTGCCTCAGCGCCCGCGCCTCCCGGGTCATGGTTCGGCGGTCATGCGCATCGCAGATGAGGATGTCTGGGTCTCCGATGTCGTGCTGCCGGCCGGTGCACGAGGTGCCGTCCAGCAGGTGCACGTAAATGGACTGAGGCATGGTGCCTTCTTTCTGTGGGGGTTGGAATCCCAGAGCCGCTAAGTCAGCGGCGGGGGGGTAGTGCGGTGTAGACAGTTTTCGGGGCCACGTAGTCCGGGTGGCGGGGGTCAGTGACGGGCCACGGCAGCGGGGTCATGCCCACCACGGACGCCAGCGGGACCGTTGCCCAGCGGTTGTCCTCGCCGTACATGCGGCAGGTCAGGTCCACAGCCTTGTCGGTGTCACCCAGCAGGGACACACCCACCCCGATTACCTCCACGTCGAACGCCACCGTCAGCGGTGTTGGCTTGGCCACCTTCACGTAGACCAGGGACCGGCGCCCCATCAGGGACTGCACAGTCATCCGCTTCTGGCTGGGCGTCATGCGCGCCATCTCCATCCGGCGCGGCTCTTGACTCGGGGCTGCGGTGTTCATGTGCCTAGTTTGGCACACCTTCCTCTGTTGGCACAAGTAGGCGGGCGATGCGGCGCAGACTGCCCAGGTTGTAGCGGTCCACGGTCTGTGACCCGTCGCGGTGCTCGTTGCCGTCCAGCAGGGACAGCACACACTCACCGCAGATGCGTCCCCAATACCCCCGGCCGGCGCGGCGGTAGTTGCCTCCGCCCTTCCGTTGGATAGCCCAGCACTGCCGGCGCCGGCCACAGTAGGTGCAGCGGTCCATCAGCCCTTCCCCTCCCAGCGGTAACACGCCGGCCAGCGGGCCAACACGTCAGTGGCGGGCCCACCAGTCACCGGGCCCAGGTCACACTTGGGGTACGTGCCGCCCAGGCGTTTCAAGACACGGTGCACGCAGTCCCCGCACGTGTGGCCGGCACCGTCCCTGTCTACGCCCAGCAGCGGCATGTGCGGTCCGTCCAGCAGCAGCGGGTGGAAGCCGCGCTCAATGTGCGCGGCCACCTTCGCCCGCCGCCGCTCCAACGCAGCCCGCCGCCTGTCGGCGGTGGACTGCTCGGGTTGCGGCTCGGGCGCCGGGGTGGGGAAGCCGCCGAACAGCATCGGCTCCTCCGCATCGTCCGTCACAGCAGCGCCCCCGCCACAATGTTGGCCGCGGTCGGCCGGCGGAAGAAGCCGAACGCCTCGTCGTCACGGCTGGCCTCGAGGGTGGCCACGAAGGTGACATGATCGCCCTTCTGGACGTTGCCCACCAGTTCGCCGTCCACCCAGTCCCCCAGCAGAGACTTGGGGCAGGTGCCGTACACCTTGAAGCCGCGGTCGTCGCGCACCAGCAGTTTCACCTCGAGGCTGCCGTATGCGTAGCCGTCCACCGTCTTGCGGGCCAGCACTTCGCCGGTCACGGTCTGCCGGCCGGTCACCACCGGGGACTGCGCGGCCAGTTCGGCAGCCTTCGCAGCCTCCCGTGCGTCGTGGTCAGCCACAGTCTGCAGCATCGCCTCGCCCTGCTTGTCGGTCAGCCCACCGTGCTTGCCGACGTGGTGGTACAGCGACCAGTAGAAGCCGCTGCTGTCCTCGATGACCTTCAGCCGGTCCAGCGCAGCCGCCAGATCGGGGCTGCTGTGCCGCCACGCGCCGCGGCTGATGTCGGCCAGCACTTCTGCCTCCCGGGCTGCCACAGCCTGCTTGACGTGCCGGTGTGCGGTGGCCCGCAGGCTGGACACCTTGACGGTGTTCTTGCCGCTGCCGTCGCAGTCGAAGCAGACGCGTCCTTGGGTGCGCTCTCCGTGCACGTAGCCGTCGAGGACGACGCGGCCGAAGTGCACGACGCCGTCACCGCCGCAGTTGCCGCAGGTGCGGACGATGGTGTCGGTGCCCTTCATGCCAGGGCACGGGTCCACGTAGACGGTGGGGTCGGTTTGGGTGTCTGCGGTGGTCATGTACCTATAGTGGCATACCTGTCAGGGGTGACACAACCCCTCTGGTAGAGATACCGTCAAGCATGACATCACCCCGCCGAGCCGCCGCCAGCATGGCCGCCGCAGTAGCCCTCGCAGTCCCGCTGACCCTGGCCACGGTCACCCCCGCCCACGCAGGGCCCTGCCCATCGTCCACCTGCAACGTCAACGTCATCTACAACAGCACCCAGTCCATCTACGCCATCAACGTGTGGAGCGACACCAACTGCACCACCTACGATGCGCCACACCGCGTCCTCTACCCGGGCCAGCAGTCCCCGGTGGGGTACGCCTCGTACCGGGTCAACTCGCCGTCAAAGTTCGGCACCCGCGGCTACGGGTACACCAACCTGCGGAGCGCCAACGCCTGCGTGCCGTACCAAGTCACTCGCTACAACAACACCGATCTGCGCATGGACGTGCTGGTGTATCGCGCGCTGCCGTGACGCGCGCTGCTACGAAGTAGCCGGCGGGGTCAGGCTGACCTGCGCAGGGTCGACCACGTACCGGGTGGCGGTGCCGTCAGGGCGCCGCGCCTCGCCGGGCTTGGTGTAGACCGCCATGTGTCGGCCACGTCGGGCTGTGCCGCGCCGCCACGCCACCCGCCAGTATCGGACAGCCTCGCCGCGCACCCACACCGTGGTGCCCGGGTCCAACTGCTCCACCAGCATCATCGCCAGGGTGGACGCCGGCCAGTCAGGGTGTCGGGCGAACACCGCCCGCGCCGCAGCGATTCGTTCCTGCACCTGCGGGCTGTCCGCAGCGGTGGTCACGCGGTCACCTGGCCTGCGAAGTAGTGGGCGGCCTCGGCCAGGTTACGGAAGCACCGCACGTCGTGGCTGTAGCAGCCACGGCCTTCGTGGTAGCCGGCGGACCGGCCCACCCGGGCGGTGTGCCAAGACACGAGGCCAATAACGGCGCCTGTGGCGTCAAGGATTGCGTAGTCACGGATGCTGCCGTCGTTGCTGCGCCGGCTCAGGCGGGCGCTGCAGTCGGTGCCGGCAATGCGGCGGACGGGGTACTGTGTGGTGGTCATGTGTCTATTCTGGCATGTCAGGTCAGGTGCGCGCAAGTACCTTGGCGATGGTTCCGTCCAACAAGTCCAGGGGGCGCCACACGTGCACCAGCACGTTGGGTGCGGTAGCAGCGACCGCGCGCCAGCCGTCCAGCCACAGGTTCTGCTCGGGGGTCACCCGGCCCCGGTGCGACTTCAACTCAGCGGCCAGCACCAGCCCCCGGCCGGGGTGCAGCATGAGCAGGTCTAGGAATCCGCGCCCGTTCCGCAGCGGTACGTAGTCGTGGAAGCGCAGCGTCCACCGCAGCGTCTTGGCCAGGTCCAGCACCTTCGGCAGCAGTTCGGTGTCCTCGTCCATGGCAGCCGCCTGCAGCGCCCACGCCTCCGCAGCCCTCACGTCTGCGGCCACGTCCACAGCCGGCCGTCCGCCGAGAAGCCGGCGTGGCTGTAGCGGTGCCCTGCCCGGCGGTGACACAGCAGCCCTGCAGGGCGCGCGTCGTAGCCTGTCCCGTGCAGGGTGGACACGCTAGGACACCCGCGCGGCGGCCCAGCCCGCAGGTGCCGCAGGTGCTGCCCCACCAACATCACCAGCAGCGCCAGCCCCGCCATGCCAAACAGAACCAGCAGCACCGCCCACTCGCCTGCACTCATTCACTCGCCTCCCAGATAGGGCCCGTGCCCGGCAGCACAATGAGTGCGTCCTCCACCATGGTGCCGTCAGGCAGGAACATCTTCATGCTGCGGTAGCCGGCGGGACTGTCCGGCTTCCGGCCGGTGCAGCCCGGCGCGGTCAGGCACGGAACCTCCTCGGGCTTGCCGGTGGACCACACCACCCACCCCTCATCTCGGGCGGTCCGCGGATGCTCGGTGACAAACCCGTGACAACCAGTGTTGCCGGACCCGCACAGCAGCACAATGTTCTCCACCCGGTCCGCGTCATATTCGCGGCGCCGCTTGCGATGATGCTTACTGGCCATGATGCCCCACAGCGATATCAGGCACCGCTGGCAGGTCTGCCCGTCCCGGTCCAGGCACGCCTGCTCTGCGTCCGTCAGCGCCGGCACAGCAGCGCGCGCTGGCCGGCTGCTGCTGGTGCGCTTCATGGCGGTGCGCGCCATCGAGGATGTGCCGCGCGCCAGGGGTGTGCGCCGCATCGGCTCGCCGCGCTTCACGCCGGCCACGCGTAGTTAGGACTCACGCCGTAGTCGAGCAGTCCACGTGCTACGAGCCGCTCCACCTTGTGTACGGCCAACTTGGCCGGCACACCCTCGGCTACGAGCGCAGCCACGACGCCGGGTTGGCCGGGTTGGTGCGCCCACCGCCGAGCCAACTCCACCACGTGCGCATCGGGGATGTCGGACGACTTCACGAGCACCTCCACCCAAGCACGTACGGGCCAACCCACACCCACCAGCGACCAACGCGCTGCGGCGGATGTAGCCTGCTGGGCCACCCGGCCCGGTAGATTCCGATCATGTGTGCTCCCCTCTGCCAGCCACGCCGTACATGGCGCGGACGCTGGCACCCACAGACTGCCAGGCGCGCAACTCAGACTCGAGTGCCTTCGCACGGCGGTCCGCGTAGCGGTAGGCGGCATCTGCTACGTCCAGCACTGCCCGCAGGTCAGTGGTAGCCAACTCGGCCTCGCATTCCTTCGCCTTGATGGACCCGTCCGCGTCCAGGTAGGCGCGCGCCTTGGCTGCGTCGTACGCCCGGTCCGCGTCCAGGTACGCCTTGTAGTGGCGGTTGCACACGTCCACCCCCTCAGCGATGGCGTTCGCCAGCCACAAAATGCGCTGCTCCACCTGAACCGGATTTACAACGTCAGGCATGCCCCAACCTCCCTGTCACAGTCACTGTGCGCAGCCGGTAGGGGTGCGCCTCGTCCAGCCGAACGCTGACCCACACCACCTCCAGTTTGTAGCCGGCTGCGCGTGCTGTGGTGATGGCCCGCCCCACCGTCTCAGACAGGCAGGACACCGGCCACACCCACCACCGCTCGCTGGGCCACACGTCCACCAGCACCACCAGCCCGCGCCCCACATGCCGCAGCGTGCCCAGGGTGACCCTGTGCGCGGCCGGCTGCGCCAGCGGCCCACTCATCGGCCACCAGCCCTACGCAGCGCAGCCTCAGCCAACAGGCGGGTGCGGTTCACATCCGAGGTGGCGTTGTCGAACAGCCGCCCGTCAGGTGACACCAACTGCTCGCCCTGCTGCCGCTTCACCTGCAGCACCTCCGCGATGGACGGATCAGACCCTTCCTCGGACACCAGGAAGTAGGCCAGTGCTGGGTCTGTGCCCATGCCGTCACGGCGCAGCCGGCCAATGCACTGCTCGTGGACCTGCGGCGACCAGTCCAACTCCCCGAACACACCCACCCGTGCGTGCTTCTGCAGCCCGTCCACCCCAGCCCCGGACCGCAGCGACATGATGAGCACTCGGGCCGCGTCTGGGTCGTCCCAATCCTCGAGGGGGCTGGTGAATTTCGCCACCGCAGCAGCCTTCTGTGTAGGCGATTCGCTGCCGGTGTACAGCACCGGCCGCAGGTCAGCCAGCCGCTGCAGCCAGATGTCGTAGACGGCTCGATGCCAGCCCCACAGCACCACCCGCCCCTCTGACTCGCACAGCATGCGCACAAACTCGGCCACGTACGGCGCCTTGCCGATGCCGGTGGCCTGCCGCATCATCATGTCCAGTTCGCCGGCGGACCTGAACCGCTCGAACTTCTCGGCCTTGCTGTCCAGCACCAGCCTGGCCATGGCTGCTGCGTCACCGGCCACCGCGTCCAGCGCAGCCGGGTCACTGTCCACGGTCTCGGTCACCTTGATGGTTTGCGGCAACTCCCGGCCCACGTCCTTACGGGTGCGTCCCAGCATGACGCCCTGCTCCCGCAGGTACGAGCCGAGCGCTGCCGGGTTCGCCACCTTGATGTGGCTGCCCCACGCCAGCGCCCCCCACTCGCGGGTGAATTCCTCAATGCTGCCCAGGGTGCCGGGGTTGATGACGTCCAGAATGTTCCACGCCTCGCCGGCGTAGTTGTACACAGGAGTCGCGGTCAGCCCCAGCCGGTACGGCACACTGTCAGCGATGCGCGCGGCAGCGACGCCCTTCGCGGAGTCGGCGCCGCGCCGCAGGTCTTGTACCTCGTCGAAGACGATGTACTTCAGCCGGCCCGTCAGCGCGTCAGCCCACCCGTCCAGTTTGTTGTAGGTGGTGATGAGCACGTCCGCCTGCTCGAATTCCAGCCGATGCTTTCGCGGGTCCGCACTGGTGTACGGGGTGCCCTTGCGGATCACGTGGTAGCGCAGGAACGGGAAGTGGCTGTCCAGTTCCTCCACCCACCGGCCGCCGCGGTGTGACGCCAGGTGGGTGGGTGCCACCACCAGCGCCGGCAGCCCGTCGTCGTGCAGGAAGTTGAGGGCTGCGGTGAACGTTTTACCCAGCCCCACCTCGTCTGTCAGTAGCAGCCCACCCACGGCGCGCAGCAGTTGCATGGCCGCCAACTGGTAGTCCCGGGCCCGCTCGGTGGGGTCAGCGTTCAGGTGCGGCTGGTAGTCCCCGGCCAGGATGGAGGTCACCAACTCCTCGGCCTCGCGGTGCTGCTTCGCGGCCATGGCCAGCATGTCCGCGGACTGGTCATCCATGGGCTGCAGCGGGTATCGCTCGATGAACCACTGCAGGTCCCGGGCGGTCTCCACGGTGTGCCGGAAGTGCAGATACCCCTTGCGGTCACTGGTGGCGCGGCCGAACATGCGCTTGGCGCGCATGGACACAGCCGGCTCTGCCTGCAGCGCCCAGTAGCCTGCGTGCCCGCGGCGGCGGGTGGTCCGCAGATGCTCCGGTAGTTCCTCCTCCGAGATGTAGCGGTACTTGCCGTAGGTGCGCGTGGTCATCGCAGCCCCTGTCCTGTCAGTGAGTGGAGGGTGACTGGCACGCCGGCCAGCACCTGTGGGATGCCGCGGTGGGCGGCAACGGTGGTCACCAGCAGCAGCGCACGCACGTCCGGGCTGTGCGCGTATCGCAGCAGTTGGCGGGTGGCAGCAGCCAGGCTGCCGGCCACCTTGACCTCGATGCCTGCGCCGTTGTCGGTCAGGAAGTCGATGCGTCCGCGGGCGGTGGCCGGCGCCGGGTAGGTCAGGGTGACCTCGCGCCGGAAACGGATGCCAGCAGCAGCCATGACCCGCGCCATGTCAGCATGCAGGTCAACCTCGTCGGTGTACGTCAGGGTGGCCGCAGCCAGCGCGGCTGCGACCCGATCCACGTCGCTCACTCCGCCCGCCGCGCCTCGTAGCGCACAAACGGTCCGCAGGGCACCACCCAGGCGTCCTGGTCGTCCGGGTCCAGACTGGCCGCCAGGTACTCGAGTGCAGTGCCCTCGGCGGGCTCGTCCACCACTGTGACCCGGTGGTATTTTGGCCGGCGGACAGCATGCGACCACTTGCCACAGGCTGTGCACCGCCACATGCGTTCCAGGTACTGCACCTGCCAGGTGGGGTGCAGCCGCTGCCGGCGTTGCGCTGCTGGGTTGTCGAACTGCACAATCAGGTGCGCGCCGGACCCACCGGTGATGGTGCCCAGCATGCCCTGGCCGGCGGTGTCGGTGTACAGGATGCGCTGCCCGCGGCGGGCCGGCACCCCGTAGTGGCCGCGTATGTAACGCAGCGCAGCGTCGGTGCTAGCCACGGTTACGGACCACATCAAACGAAGTGATGTGCGCCTGCGCCAGCGCGCGCGTGGTGCCATCGTCTGGGTCGTCTATAGCCACCCACGGCGCCCCCGCCTGCATGAGGTTGAGGATGGCCTCACCTTGGGCGGTCGGCATGTCCCAGTGAACAACGCGCCCCCCAACCAGGTAGAAGGTGATTCCCATTCTCACGAGAGGCCCTCCAACTCGGGCAGCCGTCCAGCCAGAAGCCGCAGCGCCACGCCGGGCGCCTCATCGGACAAGGTGACGTTCAGGATGGGGTCCCCCTGCCGGTAGCCGATGAACGGCGGCAGCCCCGTGGACTCCTCGCCGGTGTCCGGGTCCGTCCAAACGTCCGGCAGCCCGTCCTTCGTCACCCACTGACCCTTCGCCTTCTTGACCCGCGCCACCAGCGCGGTCAGGAACGCCGGGTGGACCTCGCAGGACAGCACCTGCTCCACCAGCCACTCCGGGTGATGCTCAGACAGCCACGCCAACCCGTCCGGGGTGACCGTGACCACCACATCCTCCTGCACCTGATGGGGGGCGTTGGCCTGCACCCACCGCAGCGCGTACGCCTGGTCTGTGACACTGACCGTGACCCGGCCGTTGTCCATGCGCACCCGGCCCAGCGGCACACCCTCATACGAGGCCACGTCAGCGTCACTGGCCTCGTACTCGTCAGCGATGGCCCGCCGCGCCTCCCGGTTGGCTGCGGTCAGCCGGTCCAAAATCGCGGCCTCCAGTAGCAGCCGGCGGGCGCGGTCCTTCCGCGTCTCCGGTGCCGTGTCCCCAATGACCTCGGCGTCCACAATGTCCTCGACGGTCATCCCTGCACCGCCTCGGGTTGTGGCTGTGACAGCGCGGCAGCATCCGCGCTGTCGTTCCAGAACTGCGTCAGGTAGTTCCAGTCCTCCACTGTGGCGGTGTTCATGTCCACCGGCCAGCCGCCGGCGGTGTTCCGCTCAGCCAGCATGCGGGCAATCTCGTCGCCCTTCCTGGTGTTGTCCCAGTCCGGGTGCGCCTTGGCGATGGCTGCCCGGTGCCGGGCACGCGCCTGCGCCAGCGCATCGCTTGCCTGCTGCTGCGCCGACTGCTCGGCGGGCTGCGCTGCAGGCTGCCGCGGGTCCGACTCCTGATACTGCACAACCCCAGTCCGCACCGCGTCCCCAGGTCCATACGCACCCTCGCCGGGGTGGCTGGCACCCTCGGGGTGCGTCGGCTCGTCGCGGCGGTCCACAGCCCCAGCCGGCGGCGGCTCGTACTCGCGCATCAGTAGCGCCCGATCCGACTTGCCCCACAGGTAGGTGGCGATGCCGAACTGCTGCGCAGCATTCCGCAGCGCGTCCCCGATGATTTCCTTGATAGCGTCCGGGCCGTTCTTGCCCTGCGCGTCACCGAAGCCGATCTTCGAGTAGCCCATGATGGTGAGCCTGATCCACATGCCGCCGTCACTGAACAGCGGCAGCCCCGTCGGGGTCAGCGCCAGCGGCTCCCACTCCCACAGCGCCGGTCCCACCACATCGTTGAGGCGCATTTTCAGCCCCGCATGGCCCACGTACGCCAGGTGCACTGACCGTGCGTGGTAGCCGCCGCAGAAGTACTCGTCTGCGCTGATGGGCCAGTTGTCGGGGTCACGGCGTCCAGGCTCGCACTTGCCGCGCATGTTGCGCTGCTCGCCCTGCTTCGCCTTACCCACCGGCTGCGGCTTGTGCTCCAACTCGTCCGGAGGAAACTCGGCGCGCAGCGCAGCCCAGCGCGGGTCATCGGGGGACACCGGCTCCAACAGGGTGGCTACGTCTGTACCTTTCGCGGCGGTCACAGGACACCAGCCTCGGTGGCCGAGGTCCGGCCGTCTCTGCACGGTCCGCCGCCGGCGCCCACGAAACGACGGCCCCAGTGGACCTCGCAGGTGGCGCTGTCGTGGGTGCAGTGGGCACGGTCCACGTCAGGCAGCAGCCATGCTGCGGCCCGGCGCTCGAAGTAGGACAGCCCCAGCGGGTCCACCCGGGTGTCCCAAAAGTCGTGCTCGGTGATGATGGCGTACAGCCGGGTGCGGAACTCGCCGGCGTCACCGGCTGCGTGCGGGTCACGGTAGCCGGCGCCGCCCGGGCCCCCCGCGGCCCTGGCCAGCGCGTCCGTCATCTGATCGTGCAGCCACAACGCCTTATCCCAGGCGGACTGACGCACAGCCTGGTCGGCGGTCTCGGTGTGATCTGTGGGTGAGGTGGTCATGCCTCAACCCCCTTCCTTGTGGGGTGATGTTGTGTCAATTTTGGCAGGGCGCTGTGACAGTTTCCTCAGCCGGTCTTGCCGGCGTTGGCGCACTGCAACACGAGCGTCTTCAGCGTCTCCAGGTCGATGTCCAGCACGTCCGCGATGCGGAAGATGGACGGCGCCAGGGGCACGATGTTCTGCAACTCCAGACGATTCATGGACGACATGGAGGTGCCGGTCTGCTGCCCGAGTTCACGGATGGACAGACCCTTCGCTTGGCGTCTGGTGCGTACCAGATCCGCCAGATTGGTGATGGTTGAAGTAGACATACGCCAATTATGGCATGCCGCATGTGGCATGGTCAACGTGGGTTAGACGGATGCACCAGCACCCGATCTTTGTCGATCCAGTCCACCACCCGGCGGGTCGTAGGGCTGCCCGCCTGCCAGGTCCGCGCCGCGTCCTCGGTGCCACGGGCGTAGTCCACCCACTGCCCGTCCCGCAGAATCTGTCCTAGCCAAGTCTCTTCCATGGCGTGCGCCTCTCTCAGTCGGTCAGCAGGGCCAGGGCCTCTGCCGCAGTCAGGTTGCGGGTGCCGTAGTGCACGAAGCCGGCTTCGGCGGTGTACGCCCACAGCGCACGGGCCAGGCCGGGGTGACCGGCCAGGTATGACTGCAGCGCCGACTCGTACCGGGCGGGGGCGTTAGTGGCCAGGTGGTCGATGCCGTAGCACAGGTCGGTGGAGTAGCGGGGGGTCAGACCGGCCGCCTCCAGGGCTGAGATGCTGTCGCGGATCATGCCGGTCATCGCTGCGGTGCGGGCCTTCGCTGCTTCGATGGTGGCCCGGTCGCCCTCGACCCAGCCCCAGCCGTCGCACTTGAAGCAGCCGCCAGGCCCGCCGGCGTACACCACCCGAGAGGACACCAGCCCCTCGCCGCGGCAGCGGCTGCAGAGCCGGGGCTTGACGAAGCGGGCGGTAACTTCGGCGGGGGCGGTAGCGGTGGTCATGTGTCTATTGTGGCATGCCGCCAGCCGGTCACGCAAGTACCCTTGTGGGTTATTCCACGCGGAAGGACAGGGCCCCGATGTTGTCCGTCATCTCGTAGACGCCGCCGTCAGCCCACGTCAGCGTCACAGTCTCTGCGCCCTCAGCGTTGCGGGTACCAGCCACAGACGCCAGCACCCCGCTACCCACCTCCACCGGCTGCCACGGATAGATGCTGTTACCGATTTCGTCGGTGGCATACCGGGTCACGGTCACAGTCCGGCCAATCAGCGACGCCAGGTGCAGCACGTCCGCAGCCGCAGCCACGCTACTTCTTGCCCTTCTTGGCACCGGGCGTCTTCAGCGTCTTGCCCTTACCGCCCTCGTTGCCGGCCAGCCTGCCGTCCTTGGAGCCGCCGGGCTTCGGCTTCCCGCCGCGCTCGCCGGTCTGCCCGGTCAGGGCACCGATGGTGGCGTCCGTCTCTGACTGCGGACGCGCGCCGAGCGACCCACCGCTGTTGGCCTTAGTCACAACCATGACTGCCTCCTGTGTGTGAGGGGGCGGCCCGTCCGAATGCGGGCCGCCCCGGAAAGTGCCTAACCCGAGCACAGGCTTGGGGTGAGCGCTTGCATGTAAGGCTACCGCTCGTACGGCTCCACCACGGCAGCGGTGCCCTCGGTGTCCGGCTTCGCGGCCAGGAACGGCAGGAACCGCTGCAGCCACAACTCCACAGCCGGCACCGCCATGACCCGGGTGATGGCCCCGGCAATGCCCAGCAGCACAGCAGCCCACCCGGTGGCCTCGGCTGGGTCCCCCTGCGCGGCAGCAGAGTAGATGAGCGGCAGCATGGCCGCCACCCCCACAATGGCCGCAAACACAGTACGGGTGACCCGCCGCGCACCGTTCAGCGTGATCCTCTGACCCATGGTGTCCCGCCCTTCACTTGGCCCGGATGGCGGCGGCTGCCGCTGTCTCTAGGGGGTAGTAGTACAGGTAGCAGATTAGGGTGTCCTGGCCGTCCCAGCCCTTACCGCAGGCAATGTTCAGCACCAGGCACGGCAGCCCGTCCGGGGCGGTGGTCAGGGCCAGCCCCTCAGGCTCCAGCCGGCCGTTGACGGGCAGCCCGTCAACGTTCTGACCCACCCGGCCCAGCATGCTGGCGTCGATAGTGTGCAGCAGCACACCGTCCCGCCACACCCGCAGCGACACCGGCCCGCTGTCAGGGTGCGTCATACCGTCATCCTCGAACGGGCCACCAAACAACTCGTACACGCAGCCCTTGTACAGCACCCGACCCTGGCACCAGTACGGCTGCGGCTGCGGCGGGTGAACCGGCGGCGCTACAGTGCGGTGCCAGTTCAGCCAGCGGTCAGTCCACACATGGTCCGCCACGTACGGAATCTCCACCCACTGCGGGCCGGCGGGCGTGTTGTTTTTGAACGTGATGAGCGCCACCCCGCGCCCCACCGACCGCACGTTCATCGGGTAGCCGTGCCCCCACATGCCCCGCATGGTTGACAACGGCTTCAAGTCGAAGAAGCGCGTAATCACCATGTCCTCGTACTCGTCGTCGGGCCGGTTGATGGCCTGCGACATGTACAGGTCCCGGGGTCCAGCGAACGCGATCTGTTGCGGAAACCCGGCGCGCTCGATGGGGGTGACCGAGCCCCAGTACCAGAACGGGGACGGTGTGGCAGGCACAGCAGCCCCTAGTTGTCGTCTGAGTTGTCGATGCCCATGGACCTGAACAACTCAGGGCCGGGCAGCCCGTCGCAGTCCGGGTGGTGCCCCTTGTTCGGCCAGCAGTCGTCCTTCGTCAACCGCGAGCCCGCCTTGTTGCACAGGTCCATTTGCAGCAGCGCCAGGGACCGGCGGGTGTCATGACCCAACACCCCGTTCACGTCCTCGATGACGTAGTTGGTGCTGGACCGCTGGTGCGCCCGGTTCGCCATGATCTGAATCTGCTCGCCGTCCACACCAACCTCGAGTGCGGAGCCGGTCTTCAGCGCGGCCACCACAGCCCGCAGCGAAATGAGGGGCAGCGGCTTGGTCTTGCTGAGGTCCGCCAGCCGGTATCGGTAGCCGGCCTCGGTGATGAGGACAGGCGCCTTGGGGTCTGAGTTGGAGATCGTCTTGCCGGTGGTAACCGCGAACCCGCGGGGGCGGGGAATGTCGCCCTTGGTGGGGTGCACCGCCAACGTCTCCCGGGTGGTCCAGTACGGGCCCAGGTAGGTGGGGGTCACGTCCGGCTTGCTGTCCGTCTTGTCCACGTCGCCCTTCCAGCCGAACTTGCCGCGGGGGACGCCGGCGATGACCTCTGCCAGCCCGCGCATCATGTTGCGGTCATCGCAGTAGTCCCGCAGCACCGACACATGCTCGTGCCACAGGTGCGAGTCGTTCGACCAGTCGTCGGGGTGCCAGCCGACGCGGGACCGGCTGCCGGTGCCGGTGGCCACCCTGTTGTAGCCGGACACGTTCTTGCCGTCCAGGGTGCCGATGGTCTCCCGCACGGGGGCTATGCGCGGGTCCTTGTTCTCGCACGCCACCTTCAGGCGGCGGTGCACAGTCACCAACTCAGACAGCCGCCCGAACGTGATGTCGATGCCGCACGCCGCGTTGCTGGGGCCGCGCTTGTCGGCGGGGCACTGGATGCTGTAGTCCCGGGTCAGCCCGCGCTCCAACAGTCGTGCCCGGGACAGGTGGTAGCCGGACCCGTGCTTGGCGTCGCCCACCACCCCGCCGACCTTCATGGTGTCGAAGTAGGGGTCGATCAACTCGTAGATGTCGTACAGGGCGTCAGGCGCCACAGTGGTTGCCATATCAGTGTCTCCTGTAGTAGGTGTCAGTCCTGCTTGTTCAAGGGTGCCACCCCTAGCACAGCCTCGTCCGGGTCAGGCGGGTGCGGGTACTCCTTGAGCACCCCGCGCCCGTCCTCTGGTGGCAGACTCTCCTCTATCGCCGGCCTCCGCTGAATGCGTACCAGCAGCACCAGCAGCCGCACAAACGATGCGGTGGTGGTGGTGAAAACGATTGCCCGCAGCACCCCCCGGTACGGCCAGTCGTTGCCCCAGGCTGCGTTGGCTGCACCCAGTGCGTACAGCAGCCACAGCGCCACAGCCAGTTGCATGAGCGCCCTGCCGGCGGCAGTGGACCGCCACGGTGAACGGAGGCCGTACAGCAGGATGAATATGGTAAGCACAGGCCAGCCCAAGGCAATCATCACCGTGGCCCAGTCGTTGTAGTCGTTAAAATTCACTTGTGTCTCCTGCGCATTGAGTCGTTTAGCAATTCCGCAAACCCGTTACGTTCACGATACCCGCGCAACTCCTTGCTGACTTTGGTGACTTCCATGCCCTGTGCCTGCACCTGCGCCAGCGCCTGCGTGGCCGCCACGGCAGCAGCAGACGCCTCGGCTATCGCGTCCGGGTTCGGGGCGAACTGTGACCTGTACCGCATCTGCCACCACCTGACAAGGTTACGGAGCATGGCCTGCGTCGCTCCTGTTCGGGGTTGTCGTGCGCTGCAGGGATTCCAGTACCCTGACTGTGGTTCGGGAATGCTCTAACAGTTCCTGCACCTGCTTATCCTGCACACCCCTGGCCTCTTCGGACTTCAGGTATGCATCCCTCCAATCACGTATCTGCTGCTCTCTGAATTCCAGCATCTTCATCACAGTCGAATTAGGGACAATGCGGCCAGTGAACACCAAGATGATGAATATGCCCACCAGAGACGCGGCGCCTAACGTCCCGCCGCCGCCCTGCAGCCACAGGAACACCTCGTCCACAGGTCAGTCGCCCGCAGTGCGGAATGCGTACTCGCCGGCAGCCTCATCCCACTCGAAGATGACGTACGAACTGCGCTCCGGGTTGTCAGCGTCCAGCAGGGTCAGGTTCAACTGGGTCACCCGCACACCCACCGCCTGCGCCCTGTCCGTCCACTCCTGCAACGCCGCAACGGCCCCAGCCAGTTTTTCCTGCTGTGACCACAAAATGCCTGCCATATGTAACTCCTCCCCCTCCCTCATGTGTGCAGGGGACGGGTGTTGTGTGTGCCTGGCTGGCGGGGTTTTCCACAGCCAGTGTAATGCCAGCCCTTGTGGGTCTGTCAGCGGGTGTACTGGATGATGAGTTTCGGTGCGGATTGGCTGCCGGCGCCGTACAGGAAGCAGAAGTTGGCCGACGCGGCGCTGTCCACAGACACCGGCCCGAACCCCAGCCCGCGGGTGGTGCCGGCCTTCAACTCGTTTCCGATGGCCACGGGCAACGCCTGCCGGTACGGCACGCCCTCCTGCTGGCTGGCGAACGTCATGCGTCCCTGTATCACGCTCGCTGCAGCCCACGATGCCGGCTTGGTGGTGTAGTTGTGGCTGCACAGCCGAATGGCTGCGCCCTGCGACAGTCGGGCGTGGCGCACCCGGTAGGTCAGGGTGACTGCCTTGATGGTGGCCCCAGCCAACTTGGCTTGGATGTCGGCGTAGTTGAATCCGAAAAGACTTCGGGTGTGTCCGTGCGCGGTGTCCTCGTACCCCTGGTACAGGTCAGACGTGTCCACCCCCTCACGGGTAGCCAGTCCCTCGTCATAGGAGCGTGACCATGTGGCGGCCCACTCGCCGGTGTACGTGTTCACCGGGTCCGGCTGGACGGTGCCGCCGGCCTGCACACTCTTCTGGCTGAGGGTGCCAGCGTCAGCGGCGCCTGCGTACAGTCCCACATCCTCCACGTAGACGACGAAGGCGCGGTCTGCGGTGGTCTGCTGCCCCGTCCCGTAGATGTGACCTGACCCGGTGCCGGTGGGGCTAGGTCCGCCCACCCGCGCAAAGCAGATAGCGAACCGCACGTTGGGGTATTGCAGGACAAACGAGAACACCTTCTCGAATTGGAAGGCGATGCTTGCTGGGGTGTCGCCTATGCGGATGCGATGGTTCCGCATAATGGTGGAGGAGGTGGTGGGCACTGACCCGTCCACGGTGTGCCTGATGCGTAGATCGAACACGTCACCGGCCAACGACTCGAAATGACCCATGCACACAATGCGGTACAGTCGGCCACCGCCCAGGTTAGTGGCCGCAAATTCAAACACCTTATATTCGGTGCCGACTGTTATAGCGTCGCCGGTATTGAATCCAGTTGTGGAAATGTCGTAGGCCACAATTCCGCGGGGCAGTGGACCGAGAATGTCCTTTACCAAGTCGTATCCGCCGACATTGAATTGCTCCCCGGCCACCAGACGGGCGCCCAACGTCTCTAGGACGTTCATTCCCTGCACCTGTGACGTGGACGAATCGAAGCCCCACCCTGCCTGGCCGTCGCGGTAGTCCCCGGACCGCATGCGGTCCCACAGCACCTGCATCTCCGGTTTGATGAAGTCGATGTTGCCTGCGGTCTGGTACGTGGTCTGCACTGCGAACACCACGCTGGTGTACCCCTCGGGCACCGTAAAGTTGGCCTCTAGTGGTATCCACGTGCCGTACACCCCGGCGGTGGCGGTGCCTATCACCACCTGCCCCAATTGGTCTGTGCCGGACAGCGCGGGCCCGTCGTCTGCGGTGCCAGACCTGTAGAAGTAGACACGGACCCGGGCCAGGGTGGGGGTGGTGCCGCTGGGCAGGATGGCTCCGGTGATGGCTGCTGCGTCGCAGCGCCACAGGACAGCGCAGCGCACAGTGCGGCCGGCGTCCACCGGGATGCGTGGCGTCAGTCGCCAGGTGGAGTCAGCAGACACACTGCCGTACGCGCCAGGTGTCCGGTTCTGCGCGCGCAGGTAGTTGCTGTCCGGGAACGCCTCGTCAGGCGCCGGCGGCAGCCAGTCCGACACACCCAGCGGTGCGGTGGTGCGCAGCGGCGGCACCCACATGGGGCCCAGGAACGCAGGGTCCTGCACCAGGTTGGTGGTCACCCCCAGCGACAGCCGGTCAGCGGACACCCCACCCACCGCAATGGCCGCACCAGCCAACGGCAGCGCACGCCACCCAGCCAACGACAGGTCCCACCGCCACACCGCCAGCACAGCATTGCTGGCCGGGTTGGGGTCCACCTGATACCACAGGTCCCCCGAGCGTGGACCGCCCGGGATGCCGGGGGCAGGGTCTGCCATAGCCCAGTACGTCTCAATCTTGCCGTCCGCGGTGTCCTGCGCGTTCTGGGCTGCGGCCAACGCAGCCGCCGCGGTGCCGGCGTCCTGTGACACCAGCCACGTGTCCCCGTCGTAGCGCAGCAGCGTCCCCTCCGCGTACAGGGTGCCCAGGTAATTGGTGCCGCCGCCGGTGACTAGCCACTGGTCGTTGTACTCGGGGTTGTGCTCCTCCTCGGTGGGTGCGGTCTGCGTGTAGAAGACGGTCACCTTGCCGTCCGTGCGCGCCTGCACATCCACCAGCCCCTGCAGCGCGGCTGCAGCATTCGACGCAGCCTGCGCACCGTTGATGATGCCGGCCCGCACCCCGTACGTGCCGCCTGCGTCGTCCTGCACTGACGACCGCTCCAACTGCGGTGACCGTTCCATGGCCGCCAGCCTGCGCTGCAGGTCCGCTACCGTCCGCGCCAACGCCTCAACTTCGGATGTGCTCATGTGGTCTGCGCCGCCTGTCCGTAGGAGAAGGAGTCCGAGCGCCGCAGCGTCAGCGTGGCCTTGGCCTCGCCCTGCTGCTGCCAACCCACGATGCGGCACCACACCTCGGTCCAGCCAATCCACGGCAGGTCAGCGCGCACCAGGATGTCGTCCCCCAGGTTCCATGAGCCTATCCGGGCGTGCGGGTGGTCCATCACGTCAATGCTGGAGATTTCGGGCAGTAGTTGCCGCCGCCCCCATTCGCTGCGAGTGAGGGAGGTCAGGCGGGCGCTGGTGCCGGCCGCCTTGTCTGTGTACACCGCCACCCGGCGGACCCGCCCGTCGCGGTGCGCGACCTCGCTGCGCAGTGACTGCGCGCCCTCTCCCTTGCCGATGCCCAGCACGGTGTTGGCGAACGCGTCCCCGTCACGAGTGACCGGCACCACGCTGGTGATGTTGTCCCCTTGGATGAACGCCAGGTCTGTACGGCGCCGCCCCAAGCGCGGGTAGTCCACGCGCACCCGATGCCGGATGGTCGCCCCGTCCCACCAGTGCTCCTCGCTGTAATCGAACGGGGTTTCCTGCGCCAGTTTGTCAATTTCCTGTCCGCAGTCTGTGGTCTCCCACCACGCCAGAACATACGGCTCGGCCTCGATGGGGTCCACGTCCCGCACTGGTGTGCCGGTGTAGTTCACTTCGGTGCCGGCCGCGTGCGCGGCCGGGTTGGTAGCACCCAGCCCGCGGACCACCGTGAACTTCAGCCCAGAGCGGGCGGTCACGGACAGGTCCTCAGAGCCGATGCGGACCGTGAACGGCAGCGGCGGCTTGCCGAAGTTCTGCAACGCCCGCACCGTGAGGTTGGTCTGCGTGGCGGTCATAGGCAGCGCCAGCGCCGACACGGCAGCATTGTAGATGGGCCCCGGGGCGGTGGCTGCGTTGTACCATGCGCCCCCGAACTGGTACTCGTGGTAGCCGCCCGCAGCCGGAGTCCCCACCCGCACAGGGCAGTCGTTCGGCAGCACATACTCCATGCCGATGTTCCCGTCGGGCTGCGTCTGCAGGTGCTGCCAGATGGCGTAGAAGATTTGGATGGGGTCGTAGTTGATGCGCGCCCAGTACGGGCCGGTGTACGGCATGCCGTGCGGGTAGGTGGTGAATCCTGCGCATTCCAACTCCCACGCCGCCCCAGAGAAGCCGGACCTGACGACCAGCCCACCCCACCTGATTTGCCCGTCCGCCTCGGCGTAAATGGCTGTCTGCCACTCCTGCAGAATCGGCTCGCCGGTGTTTGCGTCCAGCATCTGCCCAATTTCTGGGGTGACAGTCCCCTTCAGTGACCCTGGCCCGGACAGCGCATGCTCGGGTCCATCTGTGGTCAGCGGCACCTCCCAGTTCAGGAACTGCTTGGTGAGCATGTTCTGGGCGATGTAGCGCCACGCCACCCGATGGGTGCGGTCAATGGGAGGTGCTGGCCGGTACACGTACTGCTCCAGCGTTGACCCGCCGTAGCCCACCAGGGTGCCGACGCCGGACAGCCCACGCATCGTCTGCAGCGACGGCGTCCTGACACCGCCAGCCAGCGCACCAGCCCCGGACACCACACCCTGCGCGGGCAGCGCCTGCACACCCGCCCCAGACACGGTGCCGGCGCCGGACGTGCCACCAGCCCCAGGCACCCGCCGCACGCCCTGCAGTGCGCCGGCCCCTGACAGCCCGCCGGACCCCGCGTACGAGTCTGTGGTGCTGGGCACCACCTCGACCCACGCCAACGGCGCACCAGCCGTTGTGCCCGCGAACGTGACCGTGTTTGCGCCGCCGCTGGTGGGTGTTGTCCCGGTCTGCAGCCACGCCGCATACGTGTACCTCTCAGGCAGCGAGTCGGGGTCATGCGATGCGAGTACGGTCATAGCCGACGACGTCGGTATGGGGCCGGCGTCCCATGCCTCGTAGACCGCTACCAGTTTCGACCCAGCCTGCGTGGCGTTCCAGTTGATGGTCTGCTGTGTCCCGCACACCACCGCAGCCGACGCGCCGAGTGGGTTGGCTGCCTGCCCGGTGATGACCAGCACGAACATGTCGCAGCGCGTCTGCGCGCCGTCGTACGTTGACCGCACCCGGGTGGGCACCGATGACGTCACCCGCGCCCAATCGATGGCGACCATGCCGCCAGTCACCGCCAGCATCTGCACCCGCTGCCAGGCGGTGGTGCTGCCCGCGTCAGTGGTGGCGGTCTCGATGCGGTTGGTGTTCTGCGTGTCGTAGCCGGACACACACATGAGCAGCGACCCGACCGGCGGGGTGAACTGTGCCGTTACCAGCGTGGTGGCGTAGGTGCTGCTGACCGCTGCCGGGGTGCTGGCGTGGCGCGCAAGCGCCATCGGCTACGTCGCAGACTCTTGGAACTCGACGCTCACCGAGGCGAAGGTGCTGGTGTCTGCGTATAGGTTCTTGGTGCCACCAGACTTCAGCCCCTGAATGGCCAACGTCTGTGTGGTGCCGCGCATGCTGGACGGGATGGCGACGGTGTCGCCGGCGTTCAGTGTCCACCGGGACACCGAGGTCTGCGCCACCGCGTCCAGGTCGTAGCCGGCGCCCTGTGTGACCGCTGACCCAAGCACCGCCCGTATCTGCCCGAACGCGTTGCCGTTGACGGACGCGGACACTCGATCAATTCTGGCGCCGCCGACCGTCACCACCAGCACCGCCCGGGTGGCCCACACCGGCACCGGGATAGCCCACTGCCCGAACCAGTTGACAAACGACGCGCTGGTCAGGTTGTACACCAGCCCCGGGTTGGCTGTGTACAGCCGGGAGTCGCGCCGCGGGTTGGCGATTTTCCGCAGGTCCACAATCATCGACTGGGTGATGGCAGCCGTGTTGACGGGCAGGTCGATGCGGGCCAGGGTGACCGCGGTGTATCCCAGGTTCAACTGGGTCACGTCGGTGGTGGTGTTCGGAACCCCGCTGATGACCCGGGTGAAGACGTACGGGCCGGTGGCCAGCACGCCAGGGGCGCCCCAGCCGGACCCGCTGATGTTGGGGTCCTCGATGCGGCCAATGACCAAATCGGATCGGCCAGCGCCTGCACCAGTTGCTGCGATAGCCACAGTGTCTGTGGTCAACATGCGCGCCGCGTACATCTCGGCTACCTGGCTGGCCCCGCGGCCCAGCATGCTGCAGGCGCCCACACCGACGTTCACAGCAGCGCCCGGGGTGCCCAGGGCTGTCACCCGTAGGTCGTTGGTGCCCAGCACGCCCTCGTTGCCGTTCAGGGCGTTGTAGCCGACCAGGCGGAACACCCCTTCGGAGTGCTGCGCGCCGTTACCAATCACATAAGGTACTGGATCCCAGGGCACTTTGTTACCTCTTCCTATAGTCCTGCGTAGGCGTGACGCCACGAGAACTGCGTACTGGACAGACCAGTGTTGTCAACGCCTGCCAGGGTTACAGCGTAAGCGCCGGGGTTGAGGCTGGAGCGGTCCATGCGTGACTGGCGTGTCAGGTAGCCGGCCCACGACGAGCCAGCATTCGACGTCACAGACCGCACCCACGGGCGCGTGTCAATGGTGATGGTTGCCCCAGCGATGATGGTCATGGCCAGCGACAGTGACCACTGCCCCGCCACCGTCACCACCGGGTTGGTGATCGGGCCCCTGATGGACACCACTGGCCACACCGGCAGTTCTCCGCCCACCACGATGCTGCCGGGCGTCTCGGTGGTGGCTGTGGTGGTGATGGGCGCGGTAGCCGGGAACACGATTCCGGTCGTGGGGGTGTTTACCAGCGCCAGCGATATGCCTGTGTCGTCGTGGGCGTAGAAGCGGTCGTCCATGGTCTGGAAGTCGCACTCGATGGTGACTAGCCCCTGTTTACGGAAGTCGTCGTTCAGCACGAACCTGCGGGGCCGCCCGAACAGCATGCGCTGCCGTCCTGCGTTCTCGGTGGCCAGGCTGGCGTACGCGCCAGGCACCCGCCGGATGGTGTCACCGCGCCACGCCGTCGCCACAGTGCTGGCCAACGCCAACACATCACCCTCAGATGACGCCCTGCACGCCAGGCTGAACCCTACGGTTCGCCCACCCCGGTAGTCCGCGCCCATGGCGTACCCGTCAGTGCGCGGCCGGGCTGTGTCGTCCGTGGCGATTTCCACGTCACCAACCACGGGGGCTGCCCGCAGCCCAATGGGGCCAGGCAGCCGGAACGGGTTAGCGGCAGGATCCCAGCCGCCGAACGCAAACGAGGTCCCCGGGTAGTCGAGGCGCCACTGCCCGTTCAGCACGTGTCACCGCTGCGCATACACGCCCCCTCTGGTGGTGCTGCGGACCCGGAACATGACCTCATCCAGGTCCCTGTGCAAGTTACCGGATGACTGCAGCGTCAGGCTGCCGATGTACGGCCGGCTGTCAGTGCCGCCCGCACCGCCCTGCCCGGTCATGGCCCGCCGCGTCTGGCTGCCTGTCAGCACCCGCTCGCCGCCGCTGTACCTGCGCAACTGCGGGTTCAGCACCAACTCAGCACCCTTCTCGCCGGTCCAGGCAAACCCGGGCGCGGCGGACTGTGTGCCGGCTGCGTAGCCGCGTTGGCGGACCGCGCCGCCCCTCTTGTAGAAGTCGACGTGCACGTGGTCATAGTGCGGGTTGACCCCGCGGTAACTGCCCCAGCCGCCACGGCCGGCGTTGTGGATGCGGCGCCGCCAAATCACGTTGTCCACACCGAACTTCCCGCGGCCGGACCCTGCAAAGTAGCCGGCGATTTCGTTTCCCAACGCCACATTGCTGGTCATGATGTCAATGGCCTTGCCGATGGCGTGCTTGGAGAGGGTGCGGGTGCCGGCGATGTTGCGGTACGAGAAGCCGCCGATGTTGGTGATGCCCCAACGGTCTGTGGTGTACGCCCGCGCCGCCCTTGCGCGCGGCCCCAGCCCTCGGGTGGAGCCAGCCGACGACTTCGACACCACAGACCTGATGTCGGTCCACAGGTTTTCTGCGAACCCCTTAGCCTTGTCCACCGCCTTATCCAGCAGCAGCCCCGGCACGCGCCGCACCACACCACCCCAGCCGCTGGCGCCCAGCCCACCCAGCCCGGCCTGCGCCATAGCCTTCGATGCACGGTCCCGCAGCAGGTCCGCAGGGTTAGCGAACTTACCCAGCCATGACGCCTTCACCCGCTCAGTCAGGGCGCCCACCGCACCCTTTATGGCGTCACCCACCGCAGACAGTGGCCCGCTGCCGCCCCGCAGTTCGAAGTGCAGGTGGGGCCCGGTGCTGTTGCCGGTGGACCCCACCCTGCCCACGTTGTCGCCGCCGCGCACCCGGTCCCTGGCCTTCACCAGGAACGACGACAGGTGCGCGTACAGGGACCTCTCCCTGCCGTGGTTGATCCACACGTGCTTGCCGTACGAGCCGGTCAGGGTGCGGACGCTGGCCACCACCCCATCCTTGTACGCCTTCACCAGCGCCCCGAAGTCGCCGGGCTTGTTGCCGTCACCAGCCCACCGCGCGAAGCCATACCCGGATTTGTGCTGCGACCACGACGCACCGGGCAGCGGGTTGACGCCGCCGCCCAGGAAGTAGCCGGGCAGCCGCAGCCCTGCACGGACAGCCCGCCGCAGCGCCTCAATGGGCCGGTGCCCGCCAGCCTTCCGCACCTCGTCCGCAGTCCACACATGCTCGTGTGCGTGGGTGACCCCCGCCACCTCATCATCGGACATGCCACTGCCGGTGGGCCCACCGCCCTTGAAGCCTTTGATGGAGATGGGTGACAGCCGCCCACCGATTTTCAGTTTGTCGATCACCCAGTTGTAGGCACCGATGAGGCCGCTGTTGACGATGCCGATGACGGCTGTGATGGGCGCCTTCATTTTGGCGCGCAGCCCGTCCCAGATGCGGCCGGCGGCGGAAATGAAGCCGGACAGCCGGCCCCGCAGCCCCGTCTTGTCGTTGGTGCCCAAAATGTTGGTCACCGCGTCACGGGCGCTGCCCACCGGGTCCGACATCCATCTGCGGATAGCGGACCAGCCGCGCCGCCACGTCCCACCAGCCCACGCGCGCAGCGCCCCCAGGTCAGACTGTGCGTTGTCCAGGCTGCGGTTCGCTGCGTCCCTGCCGGCCCTAACCGAACTCGACATCCAGCCGGAGATCGCTGACCAGCCGCGCCGCCACGTGCTGCCCGCCCACTTACGCAGCGCGCCCAGGTCCGCCTGCACAGCGTCCATGGCACGCCCCGACGCCCGCTGCCCGGACGTGACCGCAGACGACATCCAGCCGGACACAGCAGACCAGCCCTTACGCCACGTGCTGCCCGTCCAGTTCTTCGCGGACGTGAACTTGCGGGTGATGTCGTTCCAGTCAGACACCACCGCGTCCTTGCCGCGCCCCACCGCCCCACCAATGGCGGGCCCCACACCAGCCCAGTCCTTGCGCCAGGCACCCACCACCCAGTCCTTGGACCGCGAGAATTGGCCGGTGATCTTGTCCCAGTTGCGGGACACCGCCAGCACGCCCAACCCAATGGGGCCCAGCAGGACAGCCAGCACCACATCCCAGTGCTTCTTCCAGGTGCCCACCACCCAGTCCTTGGCGTCCCGGAATTTGCCGGTGATCTTGTTCCAGTCACCCACTATGGCGTCACGGACCCGGCCGAATGCTGCCGGCACCTCCCGGCCCAGCCAGCCGAACACTGCGTTGACGATCTCGCGGAAGCGCTCGCTGTGCTTGTAGGCGTAGATGAGGCCGCCCACCAGTGCGGCTATGGCGATGACCACCAGCCCGATGGGGTTCGCGGTCATGGCCACGTTCAGCGCCCACTGCGCAGCCGCGCCTATGCGAGTGGTGGCGGCCAGGGTCCCCAGCCACTTCAGGAAGCCGCCGGCCGCCATGATTTGCATCTGGATGGCGGTGGCGCCCAGCCCCACCCCGAAGATGCCCAGCGCCACACCCACAGGAGTCAGCACGCCACGCCAGCGGGCCATCCACTCGACCACCGCAGCCACCGCAGGCACCCCGGTGTCCTTCAACCACAGCAGGAACGGCAGCACATCATCGCGCAGCACCCGCCCAATGCCGCCACCGGCCTCCTTGATGGCCGCCCACGTCTCAGACCGCCCGAAGCGGTCCAGGGCATCCTGGCCCTGCCGCAGCAGCCCAGGCACCGCAGCGGCGCCGTCACGGACCGCCCCGAACACACCGACCGCTACGGACTTGATGGTCCCCCACGCATCGGACCGCCCGAACGCCATAGCGCCGTCCGTGATGCCGGTCAGAATGCCGGGCAGTTTCTCCAACTGCCTGCCCAGGAACGCTGACGCACCCCCCAGCCCGTCTTTCAGCATGGGAATGAGGGGGGCGATGGCGGTGGCCAGCCCCTGCCCCAGCGTGTCCTTGACGGTGGACCACATACCAGCCAGTGACGCTGACTGCTTCGCCATCAGCCCGTCGAAGCGCTCCAACCCAGCCTGCGCGGCCGGCCCCGCCAACGCCTGCATCATGGCGTCCAACTCAGTCTTGCCTAGTTTGCCTGCCTGTGCCAGCGCCGCGATTTCCTTCTTGGACTTGCCGGTGGCCTTCGCCAGCAGGTCATACACCGGGATGCCGGCGTCCCTCAACTGGTTCAGGTCCTCGCCTGTGATCTTGCCGGCGGCGTTCATCTGCTGCAGCGCCACGGTGGCGCGCTTCACACCCTCGGCCCCAGTGCCCATGCCGCTGGTCACATTGCCCAGGTTGGTCATGATGGGAATGACCTTGTCGGCCTCAATGCCGGCTGAGATGAGGCTGCTGGCCGCGGTCTGCAACTCAGGGAACTCAAAGGGGGTAGTGGCCGCAAAGTCCTTCAGCCGGGTCAGAAACGCCTCAGCCTTCTCTCCGGACCCCAGCATGGTGGTAAACGCAATCTGGGCGGTCTCGTTGCCGGCCGCCACCTGCACACCCATGCCCAGTCCGGCCGCGCCCACAGCGCCCAGCGCAGCCACACCAGCCCCGCCAAAACGGCCGATGGTGCCCAGTGCCCCACCCAGCATGCCGCTGATGCCGGACGCCGCCCGACCCACATGGGTGCGGGCTGCGCTGCTGAACTGCGTTCCTAGCGCAGCACCGGCTGCGGTGCCTGACCTGCCGGCCTCTGTGGTGACCTGACGCCCGAATAGACCGAAGCGGCGGTGCGCACGTGACAGCCCAGCAGGCATGCCGCTGTCGTCCACCACCACCCGGGCAGACAACTCACCTAAGTCGAGCACAATGCCTCCCGTGCGGTAAAGTTTCCGCATGCGGAGTCCATGCAAGGTGCCTGACTGTCAGAAGCCCAGCGGCGGCGGGCAGGGCATGTGCGGCATGCATTACCTCCGCTGGAAGAAGCACGGTGACACAGCGCACACCGGCGCCACGGGCGGGACAGTCGAGGAGCGATATCGCGCCCACATACACATTGACCCTGACACTGGCTGCTGGCTGTGGACAGGCTCGGACGTGAGCAACAAGGGCTATGCGCGCTTCCATGTGGACGGGAAGCGCACCCAGGTGCACCGCTGGTCATACGAGCACCATGTACGTCCACTATTGCCGGGCGAGGTAGTTGACCACTATGAGTGCGACACCCCCCTGTGCAGCAACCCTGACCACCTGCGCGGGTCCAGCCAGCGCAGCAACGTCCTGCGTTCATCGAGCGGACCTTCAGCAGTGAATGCGCGTAGAACGCACTGCAAGTACGGGCACCCGTTTGATGCAGCCAACACCGTGGTGAGGGTCCACCCAAACGGGTCGACGTCCCGGGCATGCCGGGCATGCAGTAACGCACGATGCCGCAAGTCGCGTCAGCGCAAGTGAGCATTGTGCGTCACCTCCTCTCTGTTGCTGTCAGGTGCGGGGCTGGCCTCCGCGCGGGTTGAAATCAGGCGGGTCCAAGTACAGTCCCAGCCGGGTCTGTTGTACCCACACCGCGTCCCCGTCCGGCGTCCACGTCAGCACCGGCGGAATGGACAGCAACCCCTCGATGCGGCACCGCAGCCAGCGGTAGGTGCGCCGGCGCAGCATGGCCCGGTCCTCCATGTCTACGCCATGGTCGGCCAGGTCCGCCTCCACTAGTCGCCAGCATCGGAGGATGTCCCCCCACTGGTAGTGGTCCCCTGACGCCTCTTGCGGCTCGTCGTACCAGCGGTGGAGCCCGGACGGCCCGACTTCCCCGAACCCTTGGCCTTGCGGTCCTGCGGTTGCCTTGGTGGCGTCGGTGCTTCCGAGGCTTTTGGGCGGGCACCTGACTTCCAGAACGCCTGCGCTGCAGCCTTACCCACACCCGTCCAAATCATGGCGGTGGCGCCCACGAATTGGATGCGCTGCCAGTCCAGCCCGTCATCGTGCATCTGCTGCCACACGTCACGGTCCGGGCTGTAGTCGGGTGCGTCTGGGGTATGGCCCAGCAGCCGCATGTACAGGTCCGTCTCCTCGGCGTCGTCCAGCACCGCCTTGGTGCTGGCGTCGATGCGCTGACCGTTCGCTGCCTGGTCGCCGGCCAGAATGAGGCGGCTGCACAGCAGCCCCAGCATGGGGTCCGCTGGCGGGATGCGGTACACCTTGCCGCGGATGGGCAGGGCCAGGCTGTCATCGAAGAACGAATCGAGGTCCTCGAAGCCGTCCACCTCGAGGGGTGCGGTCTGCACCTGCCCCTCGACTGCGGGCTGCTCGGGGACCATCTTGAGGCTGCGGATTTGCGCCAGTACCTCGTCGGCTGCGGGTGTGTCGTCGGTCATGCTGTGTCTCCCTGGCTGTGGGGTGGTGCGTTACGCAAATCGTGTAACGCCGGTCCTGGCTGCAGGGTGTGACGTGGGCGGGGGGACCAGCCAGGTATCCCCCCGCCCACGGTCTGTGGGCGTGCTACGCGTACGTCAACTTGGACGCGGCGCTGGCCGCCGACGCACCGCCGGGGCCGGTCACGACGACGTCGTACTGCCCGGCCGTCCTCGCCACCGCCTTCAGTGCCAGGTTGGTGTCGTTGACCGGCTCCCAGTCCGCTGCCGCCACGGCGGTGCCGCCGATGGTCACAGCGGTGGCGGTGGAGAAGTTCACCCCCGTCACCAGAATGAGGCCGCCGCCGGCCACACCCGTGGTGGTGGGCAGCACCCCGGACACCACCGGCGCACCCAGCGGGGTGTCGTTGGGGTGCGTGATGGGCAGCAGCACACCCTGCCCGGTCAGCGTCAGCCCGGCCGTGGAGAGCGCGTCCGGGCCGCCACCGTTGTTGGTGTACTGCACCGCCGCATAGCCCTCGTACGCCTCAGCCTTGGGCCCGGTGGCCCCGTTGAGTTCGTAGTAGCGGACGTGCGCCGTGTTGGACGGGCCCATGTTCCGGGACCGGTTGCGCAGGTACTCCTGGCCCACGTCATACGAGGACGGAAGGGCGGCGATGACACCGCGGCGCATGGTGGCCGTGATGGACCACTCCTGCGTGGTGACGGTGCTGGACGTGTACCCGGCGCTGTCGTAGTCAGAGTCCGCTTGCAGCCCGGGCGTGCCGGCCGGGGTGAACTCAGTCAGCCCGAACAGTCACGTCCAGATGGGGGCGCCGAGGCCGTAGTTGATGTCGACGTCCAGTGCCCACTTGCGGGCCAGTGTGGTGGCGCCAAGCGCGACGCGGGTGGGGATGGCCATGGTCTACTTCTCCTCGGTCTGGGCGTCGCGGTCAGCGGGTGCGCCTGGGGTGTTGGGTTGTGCAGCAGCGGTGTCGAAGTCCTCCACCACAGCGGTCTGCGCCTGCGCCGCAATCTGCGCTTTGTCGAAGCCTGCGGGCGGCTGGTGGGCGGCGGCGGCGTCGGCCAGACGTGCACGCTTGTCTGCGGCGGACCCGCTGGTGGGCAGTCCCGCATCATGCAACGCCTTGTCAAGCGCCTTGCCTTTCAGGTCTTCCACTTCGGCTGCGTCGACCACCTCGGTGTAGGTGGCGTCTCGGCGGTACACGTCCGCCAGGGCGCCCTCGGCGGTGATGACGCCGGTAACGCCGGGCACGATGTCATAGGTGAACTGGGCCATGGCTGGTCGCTCCTAGGTGCGATTCGGTGCGGGGTGATACGCGTCGAGGTAGTAGTTGCTCGTCCACGACCAACGCCGGCTGCTGTCCTGGCCCAGACTGGCAGACGATCTCCGTAGGCTTTGCACGATTCTAATGCCTGTGCTGAGTGTGTAGTTGGTGCGTGCGTGCAGCAGCCGGAAGATGCGGTCGTCCAGGTCAGTCACATCGAACGGGTCCCCGGACTTGCCGCGTGTCTTGACCTGCAGCCCCTCCAGTGACATGGACCCGTCCGGCTGGTCTGTCAGGGTGAACGGGGACAGCACCACCTGCCGGTCCGGGGTGTCCGGCTGCGCCATAACGAAGATGCCGGTCTGGGCTGCTGTGTACGTGCCGGTGGCGTTCCAGGTGCCAATGCCCTCGCCGGCGATGAGTAGCGCGGTGCCTGTCACCAGCCGGCGCCGGAAGTCCGCCGGGTCCTCAAGTACTGGGGTGGTCACAGTTTCAGCGCCCTATGGATGATGGCGCGGACCTGCTCGGCGTCGTCGGCCATGGCGGACTCGAGGAACTTAGCCTGCTGCCCGGGGCGGTGCTCCCAGGACAGGGCCTCGTGCTGCGCGATGGCGTACGGGGTGCCGTACGACACCGCAGCGGTGGTGCCGTCCACCGTCACCTGGCCGCTGTCCTGCAGGTCCGTGCCGTGCGTCTTCGGGTCATTCGGGACACGGCTGTTGCTGGTCTCCAGTAGCCGCTCCGCGCCCAGCCGCGCAGCACGCTCAGCCCGCTCGTGCAACGTCTTACGCACCCGGTCCCCGTGCCACACCAACCTCATCGCAGCGCCACCTCGAAGTGGTCGCCCAGCCCCAGCCCGTCCGTGCGCCGGTCCGATGTGGCGATGACGAATGTGCGCCGGCCGCGGACCGTCACCCTGCTGTCCAGTCTGAACTTGGGGCCGTCGCGCAGGAACAGCCGCAGGGTGGTGGACGCCAACACCTCGTCGCCGTTGGACCCGCGGACCAGCCGCGCCTCGTCATCGATGGCGCAGTCGACTGTGACCTTCGGGGCGTAGGTGTCGCCGTACGCGCTGTCGCCGCGATACGTCTCCACGTCCACTTCGCTGGGCAGCAGCCACCCCTCGATCTCGGCCACTACGCCACCCCACCGATGACGGCATACCGGGCGATGGTGGGGTCCACCGACGCCAGGTCCCCAAACGCCATCTGTATGGCGCCGTTGGTGAAGGACGACACCCTGCTGTCGCGCGGCGACTTCGCAGCCTGCGCGCGGGTCGCCAGCACCGGCAGCAGGTCCGGGGGGCAGGTCACGAAGCCGTGCGTGATGCTGACCAGCACCGACCGGTACGCGCGCCAGCCCAGACTGCTGCGGACCACGCACCCCTCCGCGTAGTCCCAGCCGCCCAGCAGCACCCCGTTGCCTGTGACGCTGTTAACGACCACCGGCGCGCCGGCCATGTCGCGGGTGTGCGGCAACACCAGCGTGTCCCGCTCGCCGCCGCGCAGGACCACACGCACCGTCTCGGTCATGCGGGGCGCGATGTGCCAGTCCGCGTCGCCGCGCACACCAGCAGCGGCTGCGTCCACGAACTCATCAGCGAACTGCCCGAACGGCAGCAGTTCGGCTGGACTGACCAGTGTGTTCACGCCGCGCCTTTCCTTAGTCGAACCCGAGCGAGCAGTGGCAGTTCGCCACCTGATCGGCGCCGCCGGCCGGGTCACCCGGCCCCTTCATCCCGTTAGCAAATTTCCTACCCAACACGACGCTCACGCCTGAGTATTTGGCGTGCCGTTGACTGCCCGGCCGCGCTAGCCACGTCTTCTGCCGCGCCCCAGACGCTTCGGCTGCGTCCAGGGACCCCAGCATGGAGGCTGTGGTGACCATTGACTGCGCATAGCCGGGGGCTGCGTTCGCCAACTGCTGGAAGGCGAGTGCCTTGGCTTCGCGGTCAACGGCCTTGGCCAGCGCCGCCCTGGTCGAGTCATTGATGGCCCGGGCGCCCAGCCGGGCGTTGACGGTCAGCCACGCTGCCATAGCGGCCGGCACCCAGTCGCCGCCCAGCCCGTCAGCCACCCGGTCCCCCACCGCAGTGCCCGTGACCATGTTGGCCTCGAGCATGGCGTCCGCCAGACGCTCATCCCAGTCAGCGCCCAACACCCGCCGCGCCTGCAGCACGTCGAACTCTTGGTCCGCGAACAGGGCCAGCAGCATGTCCCTGGTGGCCTGTTCGCGTTCCGTGCGCACACCGGGGTAGGTGGCGTCCAGCATCCGTGCCGGGACTACTTGCCCGACTTGGCGGGGGTCCTGCTGACCTTGACCTCCACCTGCTCGGACTCGGGGCTAGGCGTCGGCGGCTTCTGCTCGCCGGTGGGCCCGTCCTCGCTGGACGTGTCCACCGCCGGATCCTCCACCTTTGCCGACTCCTCGGCGTTGACCTCAGGCAGCCGCGGGCCGTTGTCGTCCTCGGCCGGCTGCAGGTCCGCAGCCACACCCAGGTTGATGGGCTCGTGCGCGCGCTTGGACACAGCCTGACGCTCGCGGGTGGTGGTGGCGTGCTTCACCTGCTGCGTGGTCACCTCGTCCAGCACCACCTTGGCGGCTGCCGCCAGGTCCGCGGTGTCCTTCGCGCCGCTGGCAGCCTTCGCCATGCCGCTGTGCACCAGCGACTGCGCCTCATCCTCGGGCAACTCGATGACGCTGCCGGCGGGCGGCCACGGCTGCCCGTCACGCGCGCCCGTGATGTCGCCGGTGAGAAGTACCTTGACGTTTCCCATGTGAATCTCTCTCTCGTGTGTCCGCTAGCCGGTGGCTAGTCGAGTGCGATCAGTCCGGCGTCACGCGCAGCGACCAGCAGCGCGTTGAACTTGGCGACCAGGGCGTCAAACTCGGCCTTGGTTGGTGCCGCCACAGCCACGTCAGCGGGCGCGATGGCAGGGCCACCCGCCCACGCGTTCTTGTCCTCGTCCCAGGTCAGTGGCACGTCGACCTCCTTTGCGAGTTGAGAGGGGGGCGCAGGCTACGAACCTGCACCCCCCTGGCCGACTTAGGCAGCGCCCAGGATGTGCTTGACAGCGCCGGACGTGTCGATCAGCGCACCGTCACCGCGCAGCAGCGCACGGAAGGTCACGAGGTCCGTGTTGAAGGCGTACTCGTCGGACCGCTCGAAGCGGATGCCGCCGGCCAGCCGCACGAAGTACCGGGAGAAGTCCCCGAACAGCACCGACTTGGCGCCCACACCCACTGCGGGCATGAACGGGTCCGTCAGCACCGGCTTGCCGAGGATCATGTCCGGCGCACCGGCCACCAGCCCCTGCTGCCAGATGTACTGGCCGGTGGTGTCCTTCACCTTGCGCAGGGCACCCACCGACGTGTCCTTCATCATCCACGCAGCCGAGGGGGCGTTGCGGTACGGCGCGATGAGGGAGTAGTACAGGTCGATGAGGTTGTCACCCGTGGGGCTGCCGCCGCCGGTGGCGGTCACACCCAGCGTGCTGTCCAGGGTGATGCCGCGCGGCTGGCTGGAGCCGGTGCCCGTGACGAGGTGCGCGCCGAACGCGTTCCCCAGCGCCCGGCCCGTCTCCTCGGCCAGGTAGCCCATGAGGTCCACCGCGGAGTCGTCCACCAACTCGCGGGACACCTGCACCATCACGCCGTACTTGTAGGCGGACAGGCTGGCCTGCGCGAACGCCGGGTCGGACACCCCGATGGCGGCAGCCTCAGCCACCAGCCCAGCAGTGCTGTGCGTGGTGGTCTTCGGGATCTGGATGGTCTCCCCGCCGGTGGTGTTCAGCACCCGCACCCCAGCCTGCAGCACCGAGGACGTCTCGATCATGTGCTGGATCAACTGGTCGTAGAACGTGGTGGGGATGGTGTTGCCGCCGGCCGGCGCCGTCAACTTGGACAGGGTGCGGAAGTCCACCTTGCCCTTCGGCTTCACGTCGATGGCCCGCGGTGCACCGGAGGCGCCGGTCAGCATGCCCCGGAGTTGCACCTCGTAGTCCGACATACCAGCGTCACCTGCGCCGCCGTCACGGTCACCGCCGCTGCGCTGGTCGTCACGGTCCGAGCGTCCGTCCACGCGCGGCTTGCCCTCGAGGTCGCGCATGGCGTCCTCGGTCTTCTTCGCGCGGGTCTCGCCCTCCACCATGGCACCGATGCGCTTGTCCAGCGCGTCGATCTCAGAGTTCAAGGTCTGCCACTGCGCCTCCTCCTCGCCGGAGAAGTTGCGGTTCGCCTCCGCGGCGATCTCGGCCAGCCTGCGGGCCTCTTCGACCACACGGGTGCGCCGGTCCCGGAGCTTTGCTACGACGTCGCTCATGAGCGCGCCACCTTCCATAAATGGGAATGGGGGGTGTCGCAGAGCGGGTTGCGCCCGAGCCTGCAGGGTGTACCTGGCTGGTGTCTAGTGGGACTGGCCGGGCGGGTGTCGCCCGAGCCGGCCAGTCCGGTGGTCTAGTGGTGAAAGCGTAGCAGCAGTGCTACTTGGCGTGTGGGTCCCGCGTCTTGGACTGCAGCGCCATAAGCGCGGCCGGTCCGAACGTCCGCTTGTGGTAGCCGGGCTTCCCCGCGCCACCGTCCGAGCGGGCGAAGAACTTCGTCAGGTCCCCTGACTCGGACAGGGCCCGCACCTCGTCCACTGGTGCGTTGAACTTCTGCGCCAGGCTGCGGATGGCGGTGCTGGTGTCCTTGTAGGCGGGGGTGTTGACCGGCGCCACATCCACCAGTTGCACAGACAGCAGGGTGCGCTGCGGGAAGTTCTGGTCAGACAGCCCCCACTCCTCGCCGTCCGCACCGATGACCCGGAAGGCGAACGAGGACTTGGTGACGTCGCCGCGCTGCACCAACTCGTACACGTCCGCGCGGCTGCGGGGGGTGTCGACGGTGTACACCAGCCCGACGTCGTCGGTCTCCAACCGCAGGGTGCGTGCGCTGGTGGTCCCCAGCAGCCACATGTCGTCGTGGTTGTAGCGGGCCATCACGTCCGGCCAGCCGTCACCGCGGGAACGGTTGAACGCCTTCGCGTCGATGAACTCCACGAAGCCGCCCAGGTTCTGGCTGGGCTTGTGGAACTTGGCTGCGTACCCGCCGATGCTGCGCTTGTCAGCGTCAGCGGCCCGCACCTCCACCTGGCTGGCAGTGAAGCGCCGCTCGGTGTTGTCAGTCATGAGATCCTCCGTAACGGCGTTGGCTCGCCGGCTGGTGTGTCCTGCGTGGTGTCCGGCTGGCTGGTGGGTGCTGCGGGTGGTGCTGCTGGCGCAGCCGCTGCGGGCTTGGCGTACACGTCCCCGCCCGGTATCGGCTGCTCATCTTCCTGCGCCCGAATTTCGTTAACACTGGCAGCACCCACAGTGAGGCGGATTTGGTTAACTTCCCACCGCGTCTTGAGGTCTGCCCGCACTAGCGCATCCGGGTTGAACTTAATATACTGCCCGGCCGGGATGAGGGCTGAGAATGCGGCCTCGAGGATGACCAGCCAAGGGCGCAGTGTCAGCATCACGAAGTTGATCTGATTCTGCTCCACGTTGGCGTACGTCATGCTGCTGCCCGACTCGCCGCCCACCATCTCCGGGGGGATGCCGTAAATGGCGGCGATTTCGCTGGCCGTCGCCTTCATGGTGGCCAGGAACTGTGCCTCCTTTTCGGGCACGGTGATGGCCTGGTAGTCCCAGTCCGAGCCGTACACGATGGGGCGCCGCCCGCGAATGGCTGCGGTCAGCCGGTTACTGATGACCTCAGCCTCGGTGGTGGTCACAGTCTTGGCGGTGTTCTTGAACGACCCGGGCGGGAAGCCGCCGTTGTCGAACCATGTCCGGGTGTAGTCCTTGGCGGACAAGGCAACGCCCATCGTTGCAGCGAACGCCCCGATGGGTGACAACCCCAGCCGGCTGCCTGCCTGCGCGAAGCGGACAATGTGGACGATGTCGGCGCGCGGCACCGGCCGGCCCTTCACCAGCCAGCCGCCGCGGGCGCCGGGCCTGTCGTCGGGTGCCACCACGGACGGGTCCAGCCAATCGGTGAGGGTGGGATACCCCCAGCCGTCGCGGTCGATGATGTAGCCGTAGGCGTTGCCGCGCAGGGCCAGGCTGGTGATGCCGGCGTACAGCCACGGCACCAGCAGCCCCGCCTCCTTCATGGTGTCGAACATGGCCGGCAGTTTGTTGCTGGGGATGCGCTCGTCGCCCACCTTGCGGTATGACTGCACAGGCAGGGTGGAGATGTTGTCGGCCAGCAGCCGCACAGACGAGTAGACGGGGGCCAGGGTTAACGCCTTGGTGGGGGACACCGGCGCAGCACCTGTGGCGGAGACGTAGTTGAACGGCAGCGCGTCACCCCACAGCGTCTCGGCGGTCAGCGTCCGCGCCTCCTCCTTGCTGGGCAGACCGATAGCCTCACGGAACCAGCCCACGTCAGCGGCGCTCCTCGCCAGGCTGCAGGGTGGGGCGCGTCTCGTACGGGGCTGCGCCGAAGTGGCGGCAGTCCGGGCGGTGGTTCTGCGCCGGGGTGGTGCCGCACTCGGTGCACCGGCCGTGGGTGTCCCGGGTCACCTGACCAGCCACTGCTGCGTCCACAGGTCCCCCCTCATCCATCGGTGTCATGCCGGCCAGGCTGAACAGCCGCAGCAGCAGGTCCGTGGCCACCATGACCTGCCCGGGCCGGTCCTCTGTGAACGCCACCACCTGCGCGCCGCTGTCAGTCTGCAGCAGCCACCGCTGCCCTGTCACTGGTAGCCGCCGGCCAGCAGCGCGTACCCCACGGTGTCCCGCAGCCCGTCAGACCAACGCCCCTCGTTGACGCGCACCAGATTGGCCTCTGTGACCTTGTGCCCGGCCAGCGCCCGCAGGCTGTCGTTGGTGACGCACAGCACCTGCCGTGACTGCAGCCCCAACTCCCGGGCCTCAGCGTCAGCCTCGGCAAGGGTGGGGGCGGCTATCACCACACGGTCCGTCACGGGGTCAGCCCTTCCTCACATCACGCTGTCAAGGACATCATACGCAGATGCCACTTCGGCGCTCAGGAACCAGCAGCCGCCCACCATGCCCACCAGTGGGGCTGCGTCATTCGGGGACTTCTTGCGGTCCACCACATACGAGTCACCCATCGGCTTCGGTAGGGCTGTGGCTGCGGCCACGTCCAGCACTGGCTGCCCGCGGTGCCGCACCTTCCCCTCCCGCACCAGGTCGTACAGGAAGCCGGTTGCTGCGCCCAGGTCACCGCCGCCCCACGGAATGACCCGCAGCCCTGCAGCCTCCAACCCCTCCACCATGGACGACACCGGCGCACCGCGGGTCTGCGCCACTATCCCAGCGGTCCGCACCCGCTGGCTGCGCTCGGGGGACTGCAGCCACGGCAACACCCAGTCCGTACCCATGGGCAGCCCACCCCGCCCAGATGACGCCAACACCTCCACGTGCGTCAGCCCGTCGTCGCGCAACCCCACAATGCCCACATGGGCTGCGCTGCGGTCCCAGGACACGTCCAGGGTCAGCACCACCGGGCTGTCATCGGCCAGCCGGCTGTCACGGTCCCGGCACTCATCCCAGGCGCCGGCAGGAAAGAAGCCGTCCAGGGTGCCGTCCGCCCACTGACACAACCCCTCTGTGCGCCACACCCACTCGGGCTCGTTGGACTTGGACTGCAGGGTGCGCTCGGTCACCCGGCCGTAGCCCAGGCTGGGGTTGGCGTACGCCCACCCCTTGCGGTCCTTCACATGGCAGCCAGGCGGCGCTGACCACTCAAACAGCCCCAGGGTGTCATCGGGCACGTCCTCGACGTCCAGGTCGTCGCCGTCCAGGTCCACCGATTCGTTGGCGGCCTTCAGCAGCGCGGCCGGGTCCGCCGCAGCACAGATGCCGTCCGGGTCCCCCAGTGCAGCGTGGGCGGTCATGCGCAGGAAACGCAGCACCACACTGGTGACGTCGCCGGCGTTGGACAGCGCCCAAATTTGCGCGTTGGGGCGGGCGTTGGTGGTGCCCGTCAGGGCAGACCACGCATCGAAGGTCTGATGCTCCCGCAACTCGTCCAAAATCACCAGGTCCCCGGACAGACCGCGCCCGCTGCGGCGGCTGGCCGCCTTCACCTTGTAGCGGGCCTTCGTGATCAGGTTCAGGGACTTCTGCCCATTCACCATGACGATGCGGTCCACCATCGCCCGCAACTCGGGACGGACAGGGGACTCGTCCTCGTCCTCCTCCATCACCATGTCCACGGCGCCCTGCCACACCTCGGTGGCGGTGTCCAGGTCTTGCGCTGTGCCCAGCACCAGCCGGGTGCCCAGCGCGTACAGGAAGTAGAGGGCCAGCACCTGCGACAGGGTGGACTTGCCGTTCTGGCGGGCCACCAGAACCACCACGTTGCGGAAGCGGAACGAGCCGTCAGGGCGGACCTCGAGGGCGTGCCGCAGCAGCCACTTCTGCCACGGGTCCAGGGTCAGCCCCAGCACATGCTCCGCGAACCAGATGCACGCCCACCCGTGCGTGTACTCGGGGTGGGCGGGGTCGTCTACGTCCCGCAACGGCGGTGTGAATATGCGCGGCACCGTGTGCCCCATGAGGGGCTTCTGCTGCAGGTCCAGCGCCATGGACTAGCCCACCTTGGGCGGCATGAGGTTGGCCACCGACGCCAGGCGCGGCGGACGGCCGGTCTTCGGCTTGCTGTCACCCTCGATGCCCTTACGCCCAGCCGGGGTCAGCCCCAACGCGTCCAGGTACTTGAGGAAGGTGGGCAGGGTGACGTTATCGAAGCCGCGGGGCCTGCGCTCCTCCACCAACTCGCCGTCCTCGCCGACGCTGGCGTCGTGCCCGGAGGCCATGTCTATGTTGCGGGCCAGCACCCGCAGCGCAGCCACAGCCCCAGCATCCTTCTCGCCTAGTGCCGCGCCGGCCGCCTTGATGCTGCGGTCCACAGCAGCCAGCACGGACCCCTGCTGCACCCACGTGACCCCAGCAGCATCGGTGTACTGGCCACTGTCGGACATGCCGCCCAGGATACGCCAGACATGACACAGCCCCCGGAATCGGCTCCGGGGGCTGTGGGGTAGAGGGTCAGGTCACCAGCGGCCAGCATCGCCGCCCTGCACGTGTAGGCGATGGGACAGCAGCCTCAGGTCCGCCGCCTTGTGCAGCCATGCCAGAGCTTCGGTGTCGGACGGCTGGTACTGGTGGTTGGCTGCCGCGTACGCGCGCTCCAGGTACGACTTGGCCAACGACGCCATGACCCGGGAGCCTGCCTGCCACTGGCGGTGCGTCAGGGTGTCACGGGCAACCTCTTCGAAGTCGGCCAGGCTGGTGCACAGGCTGGCCTGGTCGTTGTCGCCGCAGACCTCGACCCGGTCCGGTAGACCGTCGCCGTCGCGGTGCGCGATGACCCAGACAATGTCGCCGCGCTTGATGCCGGTGTAGAACTCTTCGGTGCGAGCGCGCAGCGGGGTGCCGATGGTGACCTGCTCGGTGTATGCGTTCATGTACCTATTGTGGCACACGAGTAGGTGGGTCCACAACCCCCTTGCTGCTGGCGCGTGCCGACCAGGCGTACGCAGCCACGAACACCCACGGGTACACCTCGCGCAGCACCGGCCACACGTAGCGGTCTCGGTCCACTATGAACGCGAGGGACGCCAGCAGCACGTGGCCTACAGCCAGCACCAGCACCACCGAGTGCAGGCGCCGCTCGTCGCGGGGCCTGGTCACGCCCCCACCTTTGTCAGCAGCCGGCGGGCAGCACGCTGCGCCTGTCGTTCGGTCAGCCGCCGCGGGCCCGCCACCCACCGGGTTCCATCGGTGGCCCTCGAGTACCACAGCCAGGGTGCGCGGGTCTGCCGGAAGGTGACCACCATCTCGTAGCCGGTCACTCGGGGCGGCCTGTCACGCGCAGCCAGGTCTGCCGCAGCCACTCGTGGGCCTCGTACACGTCCTCGCCCAGGGTTCCGCCGCCGGGGGTGGGCAGGTCACCCACAAACCAGCGGAAGCACCGCCAATGGGAGGCGGCGGCGTTGGACACGTAGCCGGGGTGCAGCAGCCTGTCCAGCCGTGACGGACGCTGACCCACATGCTCCGTCTCGGACGAAGGCTCGCGGGTGGTCACTGGACAGCCGCCTTGTGCTCGCGGTGCCACTGCTTACGCTGCGTGGACGAGTCCAGCATGGGGGACCACTCGCCGCAGGTGCACAGCCCGCGCCCCGAACCGCCGGTGCCCATAGGGTTGGTGCGGGTGGTCCTGGCACCGCCCACCACCGCGAACGGCGCCCCCTCCGCTATCAGGGTGTGCCCCGGCACGCGTGCACTGGTGGCCATGTCACACCCCCCGCATGAGGTCGTCGTAGTTGAAGCGGTGCCCCAGCGCGTCCCGCACGTCAATGTCCGGGCCCTCCAGTCCGTGGGATTGGCCGTTGTAGACGGTCACGTACCGCGGGACCCGTAGGTTGCCGCGCGCGAACGAGTGCCCGTCGTTGGTGACCCGCCACCAGCCGGCCTTGCCGCCGTCCGCCCGCCGCTCCTGGCTGTCCTCCAGCAGCCCCCAGAACCGCAGCAGCGACTCGTCTCGGGCCGCCGCGCCGACGCCGCGCAGCACGTCCGGCTTGTACAGCCACTGCTGGTCGTACGGTGCGTCCGGGCAGGCGCGGTGCAGCAGAATCAGGGCGCGGGCCATGCCGGCGTTCAACGCCCGCCGGTACAGGTGCGCGGTCTGCCCGCAGCACGGACAGATGACGCCCTCGTGAATGTTGTCGTCCACGTACTGCTTCGCGCGCGCCAGCGTGTCCAGGTAGGTGTGCGCTGCGGACCCGCGGGTACCCAGCCGGTCCAGCAGGTTCGCTGCCCGCTCGGCAGGCGAGCCGAACGGGCCAGCCTTCGTCATCAGCCACACAATCTCAGCCACCGCTGCGTCGTGGGCTGCGCTGTCGTCCACCACCCCCCGCGGGGTGTCCACGCCGGTCACTTCACACGCTGCCAGGTGCCGCAGTTGCTGGTCTGAAAGTAGTCGCCCGCCCTCAGGTTGACCCGGTGCCGGCCGGTGCCCAACCCCTGAACGTCGATCTTCTCGCCGTTCTCGTCAGCGCTGGTCTGGAAGTAGCAGAAGTCGTCGTCTGCCTGCACCGCGTAACTACCCGGCTTCACCTCGTCACCCACCGCCCATGACCCGTCCTCGATGCCGGCCGCAGCCTTCGGCGCTTCGGTGGTGGCCTCGGCCTTGGGTGCGGCGGTCGTCCTGTCGGCCTTAGGGACGGGTGCGGTGACGGTAGCCCCGGGCTGGGTGACGGTGACCGTGGGCGCCGGGGCGGTGGTGACAGTCGGGTCAGCGCCGCAACTGCCGATGCCGCCCAGCAGAAGGCCGAGCAGGAACGCGCCCAGCAGCGACACCCACGCCCGCCTCTTCTTGGGGCCGGGGACGGTGTGCGGCGGCGGCGGGAACCCGGCAGGCGGCTGCCAGCCGGCGGACGGGTTCGGCTGCTGCCCACCGTAGGGCTGCTGCGGCGGGTACTGGCCGGGGTCCACAGGTGTACTCATGGGGTTGCCTCTCTGGTAGGGGTGGTGGTGGCGGGCTGCCACTCGGGGGTGTCTGCTGCGCGTCGGCCGGCGACGGGCGCATGCGACCAGCCCTCGTACAGCGGCTCGCCGTCCTCGCGGTAGTACACGTACTTGTGGTGGCGGGTGCTGCCGCGCCGGCAGGCGGCCACCAGTGCAGCCAGTCCCAGCAGCAGCAGCGCCAGCGCCAGCGCGCCACCGATGGCTTGTGCACCGGCCACCATGCGGTCGAAGTCGGACTGGTTGTGCCGGCCGTCCATGTGCGCGGACAGCCAGTTCAGGAACACCTCGAGGTTGCTCACTGCAACCCCCCGTCCAGCCATGGCGCACGGGCGGGAGGCTCGGATGACGGTGGGGTCAGGGCTGCGGCCACAGCAGCGATGCTGTCAGCGACAGCCACCAACCCGATGCCTACGCACCAGCCGGCGAACGCCACACTGTCGTGGTGCGACAGGGGCTGTGGGACACCCAGCAGTCGGTGTGCAGGTGCGGCGCCGGGCCGTGGCCCGGTCACAGCGCGTCAGCCTGCGCTGCGTGCGCACCACTGAAGTGCAGATGCGGGCCCTCGGACTTGCCGGTGTCGCCGCCGAAGGCGATCGTGGCGTGGCCGGCGCCTGCGCCCACCAGCACCTTGGCTGCCTCTGCGTCGTAGCCGGTGGGATGGTCCGGGTGCTCGGTGGGCATAGCCATGGCAGGCGGCGGCATGACCGGCACCCGCCGGGCCACCATCTTGTTGGGGTTCGGCTCCACCTCCCACTCGGTCACGGTGGACTGCCTACGCTCCACCTCGAAGCCCTTCCTGTGCGCGTACAGCGCCGCCGCAGGGGAGAGGTCCACCCACCGGCCAGTGCCGGGCTCGCGGGTGCGGAACTCCACCGTCGTGTCCGTGTCCTGGTCAGGGTTGGCGTACAGCCCCGGGTAGGCGTGGGTCAGGGTGGCGTACACCTCGTCGATGGCGCCGTCCAGCGCCTCCGTCCACTTGGTCAGCAGCGCCGACATGGCGGTGTCCAACTCAGCCTGGCCGGTCTGAATGGGAAGGGTGCTGGTGTCCGGCGGTGGGGTGCGGCGCTCGCGCAGCCGGGCCCGCAGGTCACGGGAGACGATGACTGCCAGCAGTGCAATGCACACCAGCAGGAGGATGTTGGTCATGTGGTCCTTTCGGGGATGGCTACGTCGGATACGCACAGCAGCGCTGACAGCACGTGCACGTCCCAGGCGTCATCGGGGGTGGTGGGGTGAAGCGCGGACGCCGGCAGCAGGATGACTGTGCCGGGCTGCTCGGTTCGGATGACGCAGTAGGCGGGGAACATGGCGGGGTGGGCCCACACGATGCCCACCCGCCACTCGTGGACCTGGCCGGCGTGGTGGCCGTAGAAGCGGACCGCTGCACCCACCGGCGGCTTGCCCTGCACGTCCAAATCGCTGATGGTCACGGGGGTGCCCCTAGCGTCCTGCACTGGTGGACAGGTCGAAGTTGGGGACGATGTTCTCGGGCCGGAAGATCACGCGCGGCCGAAACAGCCCCACCTCCTTGCCGCCGGTCTGCGTGGACACGAAGGTCACGTTGTCGGACAGACCCATCGTGATGCGCTCCACCTCGCCGCTGGCCCGGTCAACGAGGCAGATTGCCTCAAACTTGCGATCCACCACCTCGTACGAGCAGAAGCCCTCGACCGAGAACAGCACCCGGTCCGTGATGCCGTTGACCCCGACGATGCGGCGCGGCACCTCGAAGTTTTCGGCCGCCTTGGTCAGGTTCTCGTTCGCTGTGTCGGCCGCGGACGTGCAGCCGGCCAGGACAAGCGTGGCTGCGGCTACGGCGCCGGCGAGTGCTCGGGTGATTGCCTTCATAGTTCCTCCGGTTGGGGTTGGGGTGGTCAGGTTGGTCAGAAGGGGACGTCGGCCGATGCCCGGTCCGCCTCCCATCGAGCGTTCTTGGCGGGGTCAGCGAACTGCCAAACGCCGGTCCGCGGGTTGTACACGTGCTCGCTGTGCACAGGGCAGGCAGGGTCGTACTCGACCAGACGCTCGGTGTGACCGCCGCCGGCGTACTGGTCATGGGGGATGCAGGTACAGCCGTTAGTGGCCTGGTCCGGGTTCCACAACACCGTGGCCGGCCACTGCAGCCACTCGGCGTCCAGCGGTGGGCTGGTCTGCTGCCCCATGTAGTGCAGGTATCGCTCCCGTTCGAGCAGGTCACCGTATGTGCCCAGTTCGCACACGTCGCCGTCGTTGAACCGCAGCACGGTGCGGTCTGGCAGCGTGGCGGCCTCGTGCGGCCCGTTCACCACCCGCACCCACGGGCTACCCAGCAGGGCGCGCAGCCGCACCACCTCGGCGACCCACGGACGGCGCCCAACGTCCCCCGGGTCCAGGCTGGCCAGCAGCGCCGCCGCAGCCTCTGGGCTGGTGTCCCCCATCCTGTAGGTCACAGCCGCACCCCGTGGTCCAGCAGGTGCCGGGCCAGGTCGACAGCCAGCGGCTTGGGGTTGGTGTCAGTGTGGCCGCGCTCGATCAATGCGGCCAGCCGTAGCACTTCGTCCATACCCTCGGGCAGTGGGGACTGGTGGGCTGCCCGCAGCCGGGCGGAATACTTGCGGGCCTCGGTCACAAAGTCCGCCATGGCGTTGATTAACTGCGCCGGCGTCAGGGTGTCGTCCGCCACCCGCATCAGTTGCGTGTCCAGCATGTCCGCCACACGCACCGCCGTGTCCGCGTCCATGCTCATACGTGCACCCCCCGCAGCACCATGTACTGGGCGACGTGCCGCGCCACCATCTCTGGGTCAGTTATGGGGTCTGTGACGTCCGGCAGCGCGGACTCCAACCCCTCGAGCAGCAGGTCGGCCAGGCGCTGCACTTCGGTGTCGTTGCCCTCGGAGGGGTCCACCTCGTGCACGGTGACGGTGAAGGTGCGGGTGCCGTTGGCGCCGGTGGCGTCTGCTACGTCCACCAGGAGGCTGCGGGCGTCACCAGAGGGCAGTGCGCCCTTCCAGTAGGCGCGGGGGTTGTGGTCCCGCTCGATGCTGTGGGCGAGACTGACCGCCATGCGGGTCTCGGTCATTGGTGTGGTCATAAGAACACCCTATCTGCCTATCTTGGCATGTGTCAATACGGGCGTGCCGTTATCGGGATTTTTTTGCAGTCTTGCCGCGCTTACCGGGGCTGCTGGCAGCATCCGGCACAATCTGACCAAATCCGGCACCTTTTCGCCGGTCCGGCACAGCATGCGGCAGCGGGTGCCGGGCTGCTCGGGTGCACGGACCCATGACGCCCTCGTGTGGGCAGCGGTCCAGGATTCCCAGGGCGATAGCCTGCTTCTCGGCGGCCAGCGTTTGCACCCAGCCGCCGGGACTGTCCGGGCGGGTCACCGCACCGGCCGGCCACTGCCAGCACAGCGCGCCTTCACCGGCCCATGCTTCACCAGCCACGCCACGGACCCGTCACTGCCGCCGGGCGTGGTGGCGCGAATGATGCGCTGACACACCGGGCAGCGGGCTGACTGACCTACCACGCCGTCTTCTCCAGGTTCGCGCAAGCGGCCGCGTCCAGCGCCTCCTGCGACGGCGCCGCGTCCAGGTACGCCTCCCGCACCAGGGCGTCGAAACGCTCACGCGCCTTCGCCTCAATCTGCTGGTTGGCGCGCCGGCCCAGCCACCACACGGTGCCGCCGCCCAGCAGCAACGTGCACACCGCCAACACCACCGCGAACGCCATCAACCCACACCTGCCTGCACACGCAGCGCAGCCACTTCGTCGTTGCGGACTTCCAGGTCCCCCTCGACCTCAGCCAGTTGGGCCACCGCCCAGTCCAGCATGGCCAGCAGTTCGTGCACGTCCTGGTAGTCCTGCGCCTCGGTGGGGGACGGCGCCACACCCGGTGCGCTCTCCTGCACGGACCAGCGTTCGCGGATTTCCTCGACGCGGTCCAGCGTCACAGGCTCGGTGCCCATGGTCAAACCTCCTTGTGTAGTGGGCAGTCAGGATCGGTGCGCCGGACGAACCGGTCGGACACCACGGCGGTCTCGCAGCGGCCGGTGCACTGCGGACCCCAAGCGCCCACCACCCGGGACTGCACCCCGGACGTGAACCCCCAGTTCTCCTCGGACCGCGGGCAGCGCGGCAGCCGGTCCGGCGTTGCCTGCGCCAGGCTGTAGCGGTCTGGTGTGGGGCCCAGGTACGACGGAGGGAACGAGTACACGGCACGGTACTCCAGGGTCAGCGTCGGCGCACCGTCTAGCAGCGCCCGCAGCCGGTCTACCTCGAGCAGTAGTTGGCCACGGTCACGGTCCGCAGTGTTCAGCCACCTGTCCGTGGCGCCGCTGCCGGTGTACGGCACCACCGCGTGGATGTACCGGCGCCGAATAGCCTCCAGCACGGCCGGATCCATAGCGTCCACGGTCACACCTCCTCGTCGGGGACTGGCGGGGTCAGCCACCACAGGGATGCGGTGGGCAGCACAGCCACCTGCACCAGCCCGGCTATGCGCAGCCCCAGCAGGATGCGCAGGGTGGGACCCATCGGCCACCCCATGCGGGTGGCTACCTCAGACGCAGCCTGCGGGCCGGCCGCCCGCAGCAGCCAGTACGCCTGCTGCTCCGGGTACGTCAGGGTGCGGGCGCTCACGCCTTCACCGCCAACAACGCTGCGGCGCGCTCGGCCGCGGACCAGTCGCCCGGCGCGTCAGGGTGAACGGGGCAACGCTCGCCGGGGTGCACATGCCAGGTGCCGCTGTGGCTGCACGCCCGGCAGGTGCGATAGCACCAGCACTCGCCGGTGTTCATGGTCCAGTCCCGGTTCATGCCTGCACCCCGGCGTTCCGCAGCGCAGCCTCGAGGTAGCGCCGCAGTTCGGTGGCGGTGATACGGCCGACCGAATCGCCGCCGCTGATGCCGCTGTAGTCGTCGTGCGGCTTGGCCCCGCCCTTCGTCCACCAGGGGGCTGCGTCACCCAGCATGTCCCGCACCGCCGCCATGTCCTCGGTGCGCAGTTCCGCTGCGGTGTCCATGTCGTCGCGCCGCGCCTGCGCTGCGTCGCGGGCGGCCTTGGCCTCCCGCGACCGCGCCTGCGCCTCGGCGGCCAGCCGGTCCGCGGTGTACACCGCGTCGTGCGCCGCCCGGCCGGCGTCAGTCACCCGGTACAACGGGCCTCGCTCATGGAAGGCGCGCTCGCGCAAGAGGCCTGCCTTTACCAGCCGGTTCAGCACACCCCTGTTGGGGGTCTCGACCCAGCCGTTGTGGCCGGGGTCGTTCTTCTGCACCATGGCGTGCAGGGCACGCATCTGCGCGTCGGTGATCTTCTGGGTGGGCGTCTGTGCGCCGGTCGTGGTGTCCATGTACCTATTCTGGCATGTGTTGGTCAGCGACTGCAACCCCTGACACAGAACAATTTCCGGCAATTTCCCCGTTGACCACACCCATCCGTGCATGCCATTATTGGTACGTCAGCACGACCACCCCAGCCCCCCACCGAAAGGCAGCCCATGTACATGACCCCCGAGATGCGCAAAGCCCTGGCAGACCTGAACCGCCGCCTAGCCGCCGCGCAGAAGGCGTCAGTGGTCCACCTCGGCAAGTAGCCACCAGACCGCCCCGCATGCCACGATGGGTGCGTGGCCGGCAGGCTCGCCGCAGCCCCACACCACGTCAGGGTGTGGGGCTGTCCACATCTCCGGCGTCAATGGGCCGACCCAGCCAGTAGCGGACCTCACGGGCCACAGCCCGGACACCCACCAGCACCAACACCAGCAGCCGCGGATGGGCATGCGCTTCCGCCCACCACGCAGCCATGTACTCGCCGGGCGTCACAGCGTCCCGCCATCCACCGCTGCCCGGTACGGGTTAGGGGACGGCGGCCACGTGCCCACGTCCAACCCCAGGATGAGCCGGCCAGCCTTGGCGAAGCCTTCCTCCCAGCAGTCCGCCATGACACCCGGCAGCGTGGACACTGCAACAGTCAGCGCCCACGTCTCGCACGGCCAGTACGTGGACACAGAATGGTCGCCTTCGCAGAACGGCCGGCCGCTCAAGGCGCCCACATGCGCAGACCGCGGGTGGGCGCCCATGATCGCCTTCACGTCCAGGACGCCCGCGTCAGGCTCAACCCCTGTAGTCACGACGAACCTGCCGCAGCCTCTCCCGCGACATACCCACATGCGCAGCCGCCGCCGACGGCCCCACCTCAGCAGCCAACGCCACCACCGCAGCATCACGCACCTGCAGCCCAGCAGTCACCGCCCCCTGATGCAACGTCACATACTCCGCGGCAGCCTTAGCCCGCGCAGCCGCATCCGGCAGGTCCCTGATCTTGTCCAACTCGCTACGCCTCTGCTCCATGCCTGTACCTCTCTCTGGATGTGGAATCACGCCAAGCGGTGTAGGCCAACTACCCTACCCAACCAGGGCAGGAACGGCAAGAGTGGTGTGCTCTGCCAGCAGTGCCCTGACCCGCAGCATCGCCGCAGCGGACGGCGCCACCCGCGGACCCTTCGACAGGTTGCACAGGTAGTGCGCCAACTGGACGTTGGACAGGTCATGCGTTCCGCCGCGGGACAGCGGCACAACATGATCCAGGCTGGGCTTGATTCCCTTCACGGTGGCGGCCGGGTCAATGGGCTGACTGCACAGCCGGCACACCCACCCGTCACGCTCGGCCAGCGCTGACAGCAGCATGCGCTTCGATCCCAGCCCCAGCGCGGTGGCCCGCCTAGCCTGCGCCACCGCGATGACGCGCTCCCTGTAGCCCGGGTCCGCGGCGTACCTGTCAGCCATCGCAGCCTTCACGGCCAGGTAGCCGCACTCATCGCTGCAGTGCTTCTGCTGACGACTGCGGGCACAGAACACCCGGCCGCACCGGCAGATGGGAAAGTAGACAGGGCACCAGCCGCGCTCCTTACTGCCGCTGCCGGACGCCACCCGCGCGTCACGCTGACGCTTACCACGCAGCAGCGCAGCACACCGCGCCGTGCACGCCTTCTTGGCTGCCTTGTCCTTGTCTGTCACCACCCACGTGGCGCCGCGCTGATCACAAGAGCGCTCCTCGCCTGCTGTCCACAGGCTACGGTACGCATCTCCCATGCACGTGACACTGCAGAACCTGCTGGAGTTGTGGGTGCGTGCGCGGAACTGTGCACCACACTCCTCGCAGATGCGAGCGTCACGGGCAGCGGTAGCCGTCCGGATGCACCCATGACACCTACGAGTCCCTGGCCACACCGGACTGCCGCACGACTCGCAGGCTGCGCTCTTGCGCTTAGACACAGCACCCGCACATGCCAACTACACTACGCGCGACCGGCACGGATGACAAGGGCGATCCCTCCCGGGGGAAGGCCAGCGGGGGTACAGCCAAC